TTATTTCAACTGTAGAATCATGAGCGTATATTAAGTTTGATCTATTATTATTGTCAGTTCCATTACCTACAATAAAAGCTGCAGGTACAGAGGAGGTAGCGTTAAATTGGCCCTGTACGTGTTGATGATTGGCTAATGCTATTGTTTGATAACCTTCGGCATGTGAATATGAGCCTGATGCTATTGTTTCTTGACCTTCAGCATGTGAATAATTTCCTTTTGCTTGGGTATAATCTCCTTCAGCATGCGAGTAGTCTCCTGTTGCTTGAGTAATACTTCCTTCAGCATGTGAGTATTCTCCTGTCGCTATATTTCCCTCTAATCCTTGAATAAGAGAGCCTGTTATTATAACTAGTTGATTTAACGGATTAATATATGATGCAGTTGAAGCAAATGATGAGCTTACTGCGTTTAGTACATAGGAAGCAGTAGTTGCATTTCGAGCCCAACTAGCGGTTCCGTGTAGCGAACCTGTGATTCCATTGGTTACTGTAAGAGCGTTTAAAAAAGCATCGGAGCCCGATACTATAACTTTTTTCCAACTAGGCATTTATATCTGTTTATTACGGTTGGTTACAACAAATGTGTGCTGTCCACTTCCCTTACGGGCCTATAATATAGTCATAAATATTGGATACTCTGCCTCTAGTTATAATTTGTTATTTTTGTATTTCAAATCTACTAGCTGTTTTTGTAGCTTGAGAGTTAGATTGTATACGGTTTCAACGTATTCTCCTCTAAACAAACCATTTTTAATGGTTAATAGTAACAGTTCAAGTTCCTTGTCTGTTAATTCAATACTAGTAGAATCGTTTGTGGGGGAAGGAGTGGGGGTTTCCACTTCAATTTTGGAGCCCCCTACTATAATGTTTGCTGCTGAAAATGACATAAACCAATTTTTTAATGTATTAAGAGTAGATCCAAATACCTTCATCTGAACCTATAAAAATATTACCTTTTACTTGATATCTAGCTGCTACTACTGTTGGGTCTGTACCTGCTCCTTCTAAAGTTAAAGCCATGTAAGCATCGGGAACAAATGCGTTTTGAGAAGCATCAAATGAGCTGCTTACTCCCCAACGTGTAGCACCAGAATCGAATCCAAATACTTCAGCGTTTAAAGCATTGGTTTGTTGTATTGCAATACCACCGTCTCCTGCTGCATTTGAGCCAGAAGCTAAACGGATAAATCTATCTGCTATATCAAGATCTTCAGTGTGTTGGAAAGAAGCAGTACCAAATACTGTTAAATTTCTACTAACTACTAAATCTTGACCAATTGTTACATCATTTGGTAAACCAATTGTTAAAGTAGTACCCGCAGCAGAAGTTTCAATTTCGTTTGCAGTTCCCCCAATTGTAAGATCTTGAGTTATTAGATCAATTGTAATCCCTGATCCGTTAGAACCAGATATGTTTAGGTTAGTAGCTAGTCCTGTTAAACCTGAACCATCACCTTTGAATGAACCAGTAAATGAACCAGTTAAAGAAGAGCTAGCACCTGTTAGTTGGATTGAAGTAGCACCCGATACTAATGTACCATTGTCTGTTAAGGAAGAGTTAACAAACGCATTGCCATTCCATTTTGTTACAGCATTATTATTTAAAGCTGAAGCTCCAGAAACAGCAACAGTAGCAGTTCCGGAACCATCGTAAGTAAATGGAACGATACCTGAACCTTGTGTTAAGTCTGGTAGGTTTGTGGTACCAACAAATGAACCACTAAATGAACCCGTTAATACCGAACCAGTACCTGTGGAAATAATAGAGTTAGATCCAATATTTAAATTTCCCCCACTAAAAGTAAGACCACTATTTTGGAGAGCACCACCCACTCCTGCCATTACCAAATTTCCGTTTGTTAAAACAGAGGATGTGATTTGGGCTAGATGTGCGTTCGAGCCACTAACAATTATTTTCTTCCAGGTTGCCATTATATATTATAAAAGTATATTTTGTTATAAATATGATTATCTTTACATTCCTACATAAAACTCATTGCTCGCATACACAATCCCTCCCTCAACAGGAGAGGGTAAAGAAGCAAATTCTAGTAATTGAAATCGACCTGCACTGTCCACTTTAATACCGGTATTTGTGCTCGTATTTCGTATTAGCATTAAATCATCAATACTTCCTGTGTGATATACTTCTAGGCGAGTAGTTCCACTAGTAGTACCGCCAATAGCTAAATTTAAACCATCGAATTGTAAATTAGGTTCACCTTGTATAATATTAGGATAACCTGTAGCAGTAATTATGTAATTATTAACATTTTCTAATATATTAATACCACTACCCGAGCCTCCCCCACTACTAATGTCTATAGCATATGCTCCTACATTTAACGAATCTATAAATCTAATATCTGACATCTTATGATCTTAATTCTGATCCTGGATCGGGTGATTGTGTTTCTCTTCCTGGTGTTACTTCTCCAACACTGTTAATTCTACCATCGGTATCTCTATCTTTTCTAGTTCTACCGTCACTTAGTTTTTTGATGTTTGGATCAAATATATCGGAGTTGGTTACTGTTTCTACTTGTATAATAATTTTGGATTTAGAGTTTATCTTCTTGATAGAATTCAAATCTTTTTGTAATGTATCTGGTATAATGTAACCGCGTAATCGAATAGTAAATGTTCCTTTTACTAGTCTATCTTGTCCTGCTGTTAATTCGGTAGCAGTAGTAAATTGATCTATAAATGCTCTAAATTTAAAGCGTTCAGGGTCACCCCAATATGCATCAGAAGCATATTCAATGGCTTCAATTATTTTATTTAATTGTTCCATATAATATGTTTGCACAATACAGCTGTATTCTAAAGTAACGTAATCAGGAACAGTTACTGCATGAAATGTTTTAACTGGGATTCTATTGTTTAGAGCTGCAAAGTTGCTATAGAAGTTTTTGGGATTAAATGCTTTCTGGAATGTAGCGTATAAATTTGGTTGGTTAGAATCCAATTTATTTGTTACAGTTCTATCTTTAGATATTGTATCTCGTTTTACTGCTATTAGCGGAAGCATTATTGCCCCGTTTTTATCTCTATAGTATCCATCCTTTTGGAATGATTTCCAACTTTCTGGTGAACCATATATAACAGGTACTTCGTATCTTTCACCGTTTTGGTATACAAAAGGTCGTATTACATTTTTAAAATAATAGAATACTGCCTCATCTAAATCCTGTATACCAATGGTAAATGGCTTGGTTGTATCGTCTTTAAAACTTAATTTAGTAGAACGATTAAACTCTATACCAGTTTCATTCTCGTTTGGATTTAATTTAGCATTAGGATTACCTCTAACCGGATCAGTTGCTTTTTGGAGATTTTCGCTAATCTCTCGTTGTGATTTGGGTACAGGTTTTCTTGGTCGAGCCATTACATACGTTCTTTATATGGAGAAATTGCAACTTTATCTGCTGGAATGTAATAAGTATCACATATTATCGATATGTTTGAACCAAAGTTTTCTAATCCTGGATTTAATGGGTTTTCATTATTTGGATAATCTGGATTTTTGCCCACAAAATATTGGTTAATAACTGTAGATTGTACACCATAGTATGCATCTTGATATAGTATAATATCCCCTACTTCAGGTACCACATTAGCATCTACTAGATCATCTCTAAAGAAAGAGAATGTAATACCTACTTGATAATTTACACCCAATTCACTTACTGGGTATGTTTGATCTGCTCTATTTATCAAACAGTTAAATAGAAACGGACCATCATAATATTTTACTCCTGCGGCCTCACCATATAAATTTACTTTGGTTTCTTGCAATTTATATTTGTAGAAAGAAGCTTGTTGAGTAATTATATTACCTAACAATTCACGATTCAACTTTCTAATTAAGCTTACGTCTCGTAAGCCCCCAAACATTGCACACATATTATCCTACGTAAATTGTAAATGGAACTTCAGCTAATTCATTTTTTCGAGCTACAGCTTCTGCTGCTCTTCGTTCTAAAGCAGCTTGACGAGAAGTTTGATCAAAATATTCTCGTAATTTTTCAATCAACCTTAATTTATCGGTTGATGCTTGTGTTAACAAATCTTGTTGGTTTAATGTTACCTCAGAATTTGGTATAGGTATATTGGTATATTTTCCTCTAACTAAACCTAATATTTCTTTAGCAAGAGCTAAAGTATATTCAAATATCCACTGACGACCTACACTGTTGATTAAAGCATAAGTGGGGTTTGAGTAAGGAATATTAGATACATTGTTAGCTGATTCTGTGTTAGGAGTAGTAACCGAATCACTTATTCGTTCATTATCCTTAATATACTCAAAATGCATTTTTGCTTCTGAATTATTAGGGATAGGGAATATTCGTAATACATTATTTTTCATTTCAAAACTATAGTTAGATCTACGAACCATGTCGTTTAACTCAATAGCTTGCAATGTTTGGAGATCATAGTTTAGAGGCATCATTAAAAAGTTGATGGCAGGAGAAAATGATCCAAATCCAAAACTATCAAATAATGCTTGATATCCATATCCTGTACCTGCATATGGATCAAAATATCTTACTACTGCAGGTGGGGCCTCATAAAATACGCGTTTAATTTCAATACTACCAGTTATGCCTTCATCTTCTGCCCATTGTTTTAGATCATAATCTTGTACAGAAGCACTCAAAGGTATAGATCCTTTATAATAAGTTATATTACCACCTGTACCAGCTTCAGATCCGTATTGCTGAGATAAACGAATTATAGAACTAAAGTTAGGGGTAACTATAGAATTATTTAAAGGAGTAGCAGTACTTACACCAATTAGATCTAATTGATTATCTCTAATCTGGTATGCATATAGTTCATTTCCGTATGTAGTAATTGCTTCTTCGAATGCAGCATAAAAGCTAATATCTTGCAATTCAACATCTACTAAAGGATAGCCTAATCGTCTAGCACAAAAATTTGCTACTTTGTCTGCATCTCTTTGGAAATCCACATCATAGTCATAAAACCCAAATGGGGTTTCACCTGGGGAAAAAGTACTAGTACCTGACCATATAGGAATATTCATAGTATTTTAATTAAGAAGTTGCTACATAGAACTCTACTTTAGCAGTATTAGTGCTTCCAGATGGTCTTAAGTTTATAGAAGAAATATAATCGTATGAAAAACCTACCAAACTTCCTGTTACCTGTGAACTTGGAAGATAGAAAGACTGCTGTGGTTCCATTCTAAAGTTAAATGCTTGTGTAGAGGAAGATACCTCTATATTAACTGGAATACTAGTAGAATGGTTTGTTACACGAGCATATTTTAGCTTATCTTCTTTAAAAGTACCTGATGTTACCTCGGTGTTAAATTCAAATATGGTAGTTTTAACACCAGCAGGAAGAAGCATAGTTCTATGATCTAGATAGTTTATATCTGATACATCAATAGATTGAAGGGTGCTTCTATCATCCCCATCTAAGCTAAGTTGTTCGTTTATAAAAAGTTTTAAAGTTGCCATCTTTTTATTATAAATATTGAAAAAATGTTAGTCCCTAAAAAGCTTGTATACCTCTAATATAGGTGCAACTATTTCATGTCTGTGGTTTGTTTCTAGAGAAATTGTTTTAAATCCTTCAACATTTTCTTCCAATCTGTATAAAAAAGTAAAGCCAGATTCCTTTTTATTTTTTAGATCTATTTGGGCAATGTCGCCACATATTACCATTTTGGAATTTTTTCCTAAACGACCAATAACGGTTTCCATTTGGGAATGTGTTACGTTTTGGGCTTCATCTACAATTACAAACGAGTCTACAAATGTTCTACCCCGCATAAAAGCAAATGGTACAATTTCAATATCTCCATTTTCTATATGTTTATCTACTTTTTCTTTAGAATATAACATATAAAGATTGTGATATATTGGGGCCAACCAAGGATCCATTTTTTCACGTATATCACCCGGTAAAAACCCGATTTCTTCCTTGGATACAGTGGGCCGTGATATGACTATTTTTTCAACTTGTTTATTGAAAAACATGTCAAGAGCACATTGAACTGCTACTAGTGTTTTACCAGAGCCTGCCATACCTTTTATTACGGTAATGGGATTATCTAATATGAGTGATTTGGCTTGTTTTTGTTCGGCGTTTAAAACTACATTAAACTTAATTGGATTCTTTGGTTTACGCTTTTGGACGAACACGTCGTCCGAATGATGATTTGATGTCATATAGATAACTTTAAAATTCTGTTATAAATATAACAATAAAAAAGCCCAATCCAAAGGATTGGGCTTAATTTACTTTAAATTGTTAATTAAAGGGTGTTCAATCCGTTAATTTCAATTTTGCCATAGAATTCAGGACGTACCATCTTCTTAGCGTAACGAGTCAATAGACCTTTTCTTGGAGTAAAGGTATCTGGATCGTACACAAGTGGAGTCATGATCAATGGAATATAAGGAGAGAATACAGCACCAGTCTCAAGGAACTGAGCACCTCTAAATCCTAACAAGATTTGGTTTTCAAGCATGTAAGGGTTTTTGTAAACCTTAATCTTACCACCGCCTAAAGCACCAATTTTCTGTACTCCGAATGCGTAAGTTGACTTTTCAACATCACCATCAACATCACCTGCAAATCCAGGGATAGATTCGATGATTGTAGAAACAGCTGGAGACAATACCATGAAGTTTGCACCACCACGAAGAGTTTTCTGGTGAATAATGTTGCTTAACTTCTGGATTTTAGTTCCAAGAGTTTGGAACCACTGACCTTGGCTGTTATAGAAGCCTAAGTTAGAGAACGTTCCGTTAGATCCGTTATCAACGATAGCAACGTTGTTAACTGCAGACCATACTTCAGTTCCAGCAGCAGCAGAATCCATCAACATATCCAAGATTTCAAGGTCAATTTCCAAAGAAATGTACTCAGAAAGGATAGAAGTCAATTCAGCTTCAGCATCAAGAGCATGGTAAGCATTAAGATCTTGAGCAAATTCTGGAGTCCATACAGCCTTCAATTTACGAGTTTTAGCAACGATAGCAGAAGATTTCATCTGTACGTTGATTTCAGGGATTGAAATTGGGTTGTTATTGCTGTTCAATGCAGTGTTTCCATCTTCAAAATCACCTCTGTATTGGTCAGTTGGTTGCTTTGAGAAAGTTACAGTTACCAAAGAAGATTGAACTGGAGCTTGAGAACCAGAAACGATAAATACTAAGTTAGATCCAACAACTTTAGTGAATTGTGGCAATTGAACCGCACCAGTAATAGAACCAGTAGTCAAAGTAAATGCTCTAATACCTTCAGCATCATATCCACTTAAGCCAGATAAAGCTACGCTAACGGTCTTGTAACCACCAGCAACTACAGAAGCAGAGTAGTCAGAATCAAATAACATGTCAGACCATGTAGCAGATCCAGTAGTACCAGTTACTACAGAAGCAGTGTTGTTAATAGAATATCCGAATCGACCAGCACCGTATAAACCACCAGCATTTGTGTTACCAAATGGTTGTTCTGCTGCGCTAGAAGAACCGTATAAAGAGTTACCAGCAGTAAATGGAGCTTTTGTAGTTCCATACTGGAAGTCAAGATAGAATACTAGACCAGAAGGTAAGTTCATTGGCTGAACAGAAACGAATTCTTTCGCTGCAATTTGACCAAATACTTTTCTTACCAATGGAAGAGCAACTCCTGCCCATTGTTCACCCACACCTGCAGTGAATGTACCTTGAGAAGCAGTACCACCACCAGTTTGAGATGTTTCAACTACTAATTGCTTAGCTTGGTTTTCTAAGATGATACTCATGTTGTTCTTATGTGTACCAGCCAAACCTTCTAGCAATCCTGTTTTTTCCCACTTGCTAGCTAATCTAGCGGCATCACTCTGTACAGAGTGATATGGGTTTGCGCTTTCTAAAAGAGATTGTAAGCTCATTGTTTTTCGATTGTTTGTTTTAAGTTATTATTTTAATTATTTGATACCAGCTAGCTTCTGCCATCTGGCAACCATTGGATCAACTTCTACAATTGGTTGTTTGCTTTCGCTAATAAACCCTGTAGCTTTTGAAGCACTACCTTTGATTTCATTCATCATAGAAGTTTTAACAGTTTTAGATGTCATTCCTTCGTTCAATGTTTCAAAGATAACTTTAGCTTCTTTTACAGATGAAGCCTTGTCAAAAGCCTTCAATACTCTAAGTTTTTGGCTTTCGTTAAGGTTTTTGGAATTGAAGATTTTGTTAGTGTACAAAAGTTTAGCGTTCAACAAATTAACTTCTTGAAGTTCTTTCTTAAGTTCTTCAATTTCGTTCATTTCGTCTTCAACTTCTGATACTCTTTCTGTGTTAATTCCAGATGCTTTAGCTGTATCTTCAATATCGTTTGCTAATTCTGCTCCTTTTGCACCAAGTTTACCTGATTTAAGTACTCGCATCAGTTTTTCAATAGCAAATCCCGATCCAAAAATTGATGCTACTCCACCAACTATTATTGGTAATGAAATTTCAAAAGGAATAGCACTAGGGTCAGTTTTTATAATTTGTAAAAGCTGTTGTCCTATATCCTGAAGCATTGCTGCATCAATTTCTTGAAGAGGAGTTTTAGTTTCTTCAACTTCTTCACCTTCGTTAACGGCATAAGCGGAAGTAGTTTGTCCTACTTTTGTTGGGGCTAACTTCTCTAAAGTAGTACCTCTTGCAGGATTATTTTTCTCATTCCAACTTACTTCGTCCATTTCGTCTAATTCCTCCATGTCGCCCATTTCTTCTTCAGCTTCCATGTCGCCCATCTCGGCTTCCATTTCTTCTCCAGCTTCCAATTCACCTGCAGCTACCATGTCGGCAATTACATCCTCGATAAAAGATTTAAGATCATCTTCGGTCATGTCTTCTAGGTCGATTTCTACGTCTTCCATTTCGCCAGCTTCCATTTCGCCTTCTTCTCCGGCTTCCATTTCATCTTCAGCTTCATACATTTCTTTTTTGTCTTCACCTTCTTCAAGTTCCGCAAGGATTTCGTTCAAATCGAATTCTTCTTCGATTTCATCCTTCATCTCATTTACTTCAACTTCTTTCATCGTGTCTTCCTCTTTAGCTTTCATGGCTTCTTTAACGTCTTCGTCTTCGTCTTCGTTATCCATTGCTTCTAATTTAAGGGCCAACATTTCTTTCAGACGTGGAGCAAATGCTTCTTCTAAAGCAGCTTTTGCGTTTGCAATAGCAGTTTCTTTAACAGCTTTTGCATCAGCGATTGCCTCTTTAAGCAAGTCTCTGTTTGTCATTTGTCCTAAAATTTTGTTTAGTGAAATACGTTTATTAGATAGTAACGTAATAATATAAATTAAAAATATGGTGCTATATAGCGGGGATAGCACATTTACGATTATACGTATATTAGGATTTTTCAAAACGCGAAAAGCCCTCCAGAGAGGGCTTTGGTCTTAGGAGACTATCCTAAGAGGGGCACATCCTTCGGTAGCGTCCGTTGGGGAGTATTAAAATATTGGGCAACTGCCTTTAGAGCAGAGTATTTCGTGTATAATGCTATTTACTTTATTGTAGTTTGCAGTAGGATATTCTTTACCTTCTCGCAATACTGACATAAATGAGCCTGGATTGGATGGGGTAGAAACAAAATCCCAACATAGTAATTCGAAATCATCTTGTACTTCCATTACATTACCTCTTTGCTCTAATGAACCCATTCCTCGGGAAGATACACCTACAGTGATGTTGTTATGGATTAATGCTTGTAAAATTTGACCAGATGGAGTATCAAGTATTTCAATTTTACCCATTACATTATCTCCATCCCACCAGTAATCGGAAATGATGTGAGATACATTTTTTAGGTTAATAATTTGGGATTCAGGGTGGTCTAATTCACCTATAGCACGTCTTTGTTTGATTTGCTCGGAATATTTTTTCATTTCACGATCCCACAGATCACGAGCATAATATCTACCATTACCATTTTTAACCTCAGCTGTAGCTAGTATACCTACTACTATTAGAGGTTTCTTTACCCCACCAACATTTTCAGTTAGTGGGGCAGCAGAAATTTTAATAGGATGGGTTTCTATAAGTAATTGCTTATTCATTATCAAATGAGGATTCGTCTACCATTTCTTTGGTATATTTTTTACCACCAGTCATTTTTCCGTACATAGCCTCCATCTTAGCTTTAGTTTTTTCTAAGATTTTGATTTCTTTTTGCATTTCTTTTACTTTAACTTTATCTACTAATTCAGCTAGATTAGCATCTTCTTGGATCATGCTTAATCTTTCCATTTTAGCAGAAATCATTTCGCTAACTCTATCTAATTTAGCTTCCATAGCAACGATTCCAGCTTGGGTATCGATTTCGGCTAGGTCAGCATCTAAAGATTCTTTTTTAACTTTCTTTTTTTCGGGTTTTGGTTCAGCTTCTTCAACATTTTCAACTTCAGCTGTTATTTCTACTTCTTCACCAATTGCATTTTCGTTAATAGATTGGATTTTAGTTTCTAGATCGCCAATTGAGTTTTCTAAATCATCTAATTGTTCTTGATACCAATCACCTGATGCAGCAAATTCTAGATCTGTTTCTTTTTCCATAGCAGAAATCAAATCAAAATATGCCTTTTTAAGCATGTTTAACTTTTGTGTTAAAGTTTGCTTCTTATTAATTACTTTTTGATCAGGAGCAACACCTGCTTTTTTCTGCATTTGAAGCATTCTGAGTTGAGCCATTTTCTCTTCAAAGTCAGAATCTTCACTTAAACTTTTGCCTCCTTTACCTTTAATTATCTGGTTAGCTGCTGCTTGCAATTCTGCATCGTGTTTTTTAAACCATTGAACTACATCTTCGTTTTTCTTCATAGCAACTCTTCTTTGAGCACCACTGTCTATATAATCAGTGTCAAAATCGTACCATCTCATTATTTTTACAGCTAAATCTTCAGCAGAAGTAGAAAGTGGGTTTGTAATTTCTTCTTTTACCAAAGATTCTTTAACCATTTTCTTTAGCTTATCAGAATAGCCAGATGAAGCATATTTTCCAGATACCTCTTCCATTTTTGTTTCTTGATATCCTAATCCTTTAACACCAAATGCAGCATTTTTCATATAGTACTGTCCGTCTTTAGCTAAGTTTTTTTCTACAATTTTACGAAGCTCGTCTAATGTTTTGTCTGGGTTTTCTCTGCCTTCAAAATATAGACCATTCAATACTTCTTGACCAATTTGGTTGTCAAGATTAGTTTTGTTTTTATAGTCGTAGTTATGATCTTGAATGTCTTCTACTTCTTTGGTTGTTTTTTTCTCTACTGCTTTAGCTTCTTCAGCTAAAAATTGAGCGAATTTATTTTCCCAAGCTGTTTTTGGAGAAGCCTCAATTGTATTGATTGGTTTTAAATCAACATAATTTTCGGAAATCACACCACGTGTTTTTAACATTTTAGATGCTTCTTCAAATCCCATTGGATTTGTTAGCATGTTAGGGAATTGCTTTTTAGCCTCAGTAAGGAATATACCCTTGTGACCTTTTCCCTCTTTAATCAAATTGTATTGTTCTTGTAGAGTCATTATTCTTCTCCTTTTAGTAAAATTTCTATATCGTTTATGTAATCGTTAATTAAATCCGTTCCTTTTACTACTGTATAACTGGTTGGGTTTTCTCTATAGTATGCTATAGTTTCAATTTTACCTTGTCGCAGTAGTTTTTTTATGTCTTCAAGTCTAGCTTCTATAGAATCAAATGCCATGATGCGTTGATTATGGAATTTTTTTAAGGTTTCATCCTCTTGTTCTTTAATTCTATACTTATACATATTAAAATAAGTTTTTAACTTCTAGACCAGAGCCTTTCTGCACATAGTTTCCTTTTTTATCTTTAGGAACCAGCTTGTATTGGAATTTCTTAACGTAGTAGTTATCTTTAACACCTTCGGGTCCTGCTTTAGGGCCTGGTCCTAAAGTAGCACCTACATTTTCTTCAACAGGTGTATATCCTAGTTTTTTTAGCTCTTTGGGCATTTTAACTTTTTTAGCAAATGCGTATTTAGTTAAATAACCACCTGCTCCACCCGAGGTGGACATTTCTTTTAGCTTATCGGATATTTTATATTTGTACCCCATTTGCTTTTCTAATTTCTTGAACTAGTTCATAGTATTGCATTAAATCCACTAAATGATCATCATTAACTTTAGCAGTTTTGTCAAGCTCAACTAAATGTTTAGCTATTTCTTCAACTTTAATTTTGGTAGCTGGATCTTGGATTGTTTTAATGCTCTTGCTTAAATGTTCTTTTAGTTCAGCAATTTTAGTGTTGTAAAATTCTCTTAAATGTGGGGCAGAGTCTACAGAATTGATAAATTCTTTTAAGATTTGTTTTTGTTCAATAGAAATAGAATCATATTTCTCGTTGAATTTCTCTAAAAGAATCTTGTATGTGAGAATTCTTAAATCTTTGTCGTATGCTTGAAATTCTTGTATTACGTTTTCTTTTGAATCTTGTGATTTAAGTTCCTGCTTGGTTAAAAATTCTAATAATGTAATTTTACAATCAACCATTTGAGCAGGAGCAACATAAGAAGCACCACTTACACCTTCAATCAACATATACAAAGAAGCTAGTTCTTTATAATTTTTAATTTTAATGTTAAAAAATGTATCTAAATCGTAGTGGGATTTAATTTCTTTGATTAGATTGTATTTCTGTCTCTTTAAAGTACTTTTATTTAAGTTAACAGAAGATTCTAAAATGGTACTAACGACAGTATTTGCTCTGCTTTCGTTTAATACTTTAGATTTTAGAATAGATTCATATAGTTTATATTCTCTACCTAGTTCACTTTTGACAAAATATTTTTTCATAATGTCAATAGCGGGTGAATCTACTCCTTTTAAGGTATCTATAGTTACCTGTCTAACAAGTAACTCAAATAATATACCCGTGTTTTTGTATTTGCTGTGCTTGATTTTCATCAAAGAAATATATTTATTTATAAATATTAAAGAAATCTTATCCCCTCAACTGATTTTCATCTAGTAACGAAGTATCATCTTTGTCCTGTTCAAATATCAGTTTCTTCTTGTCTATTTTAGAAAACATATCCTTGTTTCTTAAGAAAGCAACTTGGGCATTTTCAAGAGCCATACCACTTTTGTTGGTATCTGTTCGGCTGTCTAAAGAATCGTTTTTATCAGTATCTTTCATTCTCTTAACACCCAAACGATCTTTACCAAAATTGCTATCTTGTTTTCCAATGTTGGAGATGGAATCTTTTGGTCTACCTAATGTTTCATCCTCATCGTATCCACGTGGAACGTTTTTAGGATCTGAATCGTTTCTACCTTTACCGTATAATGAAGCTAGGTCATGTGGTGTACCATAAGATTTACCACTTTCAACTGGGTCATTACCTTCGTTTTCAATTTGGGTAACTCGGAATTGACGTTTAGCATCTTCTCTAATTAGATCTCTATATTCATCATACTGGTCTTCAGATAAATGGAATATGTTGTCGTAAATCCAATCAGTAGGTAATAGTTTCTGGTCTAGCAATGATTGAGCTAAATCAGCTTTAGATTTCATTAATTCAATTTTCTCTTGTTCAAATATAATAGAAGGAGTTTGCATAGACAACTCAAAGTTTGTCAAAGCCTCATCTCTATATCCTTGAGAATATAAGTGTACTAAAGCAATTTTGTTAAGTTCTGATACTAGGATGCGTTGAATACGATCAATTGTACGAGCAAATCTAATATCTTCGGCCGCTAATGTTGCTTTACCTTCTATATTTTCGTCATATCCTAAAAATGCTTTAGGTACTTTAAGGGCAGCAAATAATTTATTTCTTAAATATTCAACATCTTGAATACCATCATAATCTAAACCTTTAGTGGTATCAATTTTAGTTGTTGTATCATTTCCACGAATCGGGATATAAAAATCCTCCATCATGTTTTGCATATTGTATTTCAAATTGTAATCTCCGGTTTGCTTATCAACATATGGAGTACGTTTCATGTTTGAAATAGTTTTTTGCATAAACGCATCTACCTCATTTGGAGGAATAGAACCTACGTTTACATAGAATATACGTTTTTCTGGAGCACGAGCGATTCTATGGATTAACATAGCATCTTCCATCAAAGTATATTGCTTAAATAGTTTACGAGCGGGTTCAATATATGAACGACCATATGGAAGATAATTAGTATCTCCAATTAGTCTAAAGTGGGCCATCTCATAGTTATCAAACATTATACCACCTGTTTGGTCTGTACCTTGCCCTGTAACCGCATATAGTCCAGAATTGGCATTTACTAGGCCATCAGGATTATATCTAAATTTAACCTCAGATGGATTTTGACGATTAAATCCTTCTAATCTTTCAATATGGAATGCAGTGTATGGAATTACATTATATACACCATATTTTTCTGCTATTTCTAGTTTTAAGAAAAAATCACCATATTTGGACATTTGTCTAACCCAAGCCCACAAATTAAATTCGATGTTTAAAACATCATAAAATAAATTATACAGAATTCTTTGAATATTTTCGTTAGAGGAGCGAATAGATAATACTTCGCCCATATCATTTTTCAAAGTACATTCATCAGCTATAATATCCAAAGCAGAAGCTATAATAGCATCTTGATCCATTACATCATATTCTGAATATAATTGGGGTCTTAAGTATTTGTAGTTAAAGTTGAATTGGGAACCATATAATGAGCTAGGATTAGTAGAATAGATTCTATTGTACCTATCCATAAGAGAATTTGTTTGAATTGCTCCATTGGATTGGATTTGATTAGTATCCATTACACTAATTTGATTACCTCCAACATTTCGGATGATTACATCTGTTGAAAATAATCGTTGTAGTCTACTAAATAAGCCGGTGTTTGCCATATTGTTAATTATTGTTATAAATATTGTTAAAATAGCCAGCTTATATCTTCTTTCCCACCATGTTGGTTTTCAATATAGTATGGGTTATCATTTTTGTTGGCATAATATGCCCCTTGATATGAAGTTCTATTAACTGTTATGTTGTTTAATGCGCTGCGTGTTAAATCTAATCCTCTTTGTCTATATTTCAAAGCTGTATCTCGAATATACATTGCTATTCCAAAAGCCATTACTAAGTCATCGTTATAGCCTTGTTGTGCTTCTGCTCTACCATTTTTCCAGATAAATACTTTCATTTCCTCTATTAATCTTTTTGATTGAATAGTTACAGATTTTTCGGAAATATATTCTTGGAACTTACCTACCACCATAGGGCGGGTACGAGCTGACATTGTAAATCCTGCTACTGCTTTTGACGTATCCATATATTTGTCAAAATACGAATCAGCATTTGACTCGGCACGGGGAGAATAATAGAGATTGGAATAATTTCTATCTATTGCTACTTGTATAGTTGCCCACCCAATATTAGCATTTTCTATCACTAGTAATGCTTCATTATATTCTGTAGCTATACCTACTAGCAAATGTCCAAATTCTTTAGTTCCAATTTGACCTTTATATTCGGCTACCTGTACGTTCGATTCTACATCTATAACGTGGAATGTAGAGTAATCTTTACCATCACCACGAGCTACGTCAGCTACTACTATATAACTTCGAGTATAATCTGGTGATTCCCATACCCACAGATTTTGGTCTGCACCTCGTTTTTCTAGTGGTTCTTTAATGTATGTTTTTTCGTAGTATTCTAAATATTCATTATAGAACACAATATCCCCAGAGGTAGAAAAATCACAGTCACATTCTTGGGCTGCTAATCTAGGATCACCTAACAGTTCATCTTGTCTATCTCTCCATGTTTGGTCTCGTTCTGGATGGACCATCCATGGTAATTTAATAGGAATAAAATCGTTTTCTGCAGATTCTGCTTTAACCCATGTTTGATGGAACCAGTTACCAGTGCCAAAAGGGGTAGATAATACAATAGCACCACCACCCGTTGCTAGGGTTTGTTGAGCGGAAGCCCATGTTTCACCAATATTTTCGATGAAGGCTGCCTCATCTATTATTAGCAAAGATACTGCTTCTGATCGTGCGGAATCGGAATTTGAAGATTTAGCTTGTATTTTAGATCCATTAACTAAATGTAGTGACAGTTTATTGTTTTCTACTGCATCTACTTTTAACCATGATGGTAAATTTTCCCACATGAATTTTACCTTAGATACTATATTACGAGCGGTTGCTTGAGTAGTTGCTAGAGCTAGTACGTTTTTATCTTTATGAAAAAGCATTAACCACGTAGCATATCCTGCAGCTAAAGTAGAAATACCTAGCTGACGGGATTTTAGTAGAATAGTGTAGTCGTGTTTTTTAAATAGGGTAAGTACCTTTTCCTGGAATGGATATAGGTTAAATTGTATTCTACCCCTTTGTGGGTGTTGGATATAACAATATTTGCGCATAAAGTGAACCGGATCTTGGGAACACTTTATATATTCTTGTTTTATTATCTCCTTTATATTAGGATTGGACATATTATTTTATTTTAAAATAAATAATACTGCCAATATACCTAAGATTCCTGTACCTGCAACCATTTTTCCTTTTACTTGTTCTTTCTTTAAATCTCGTTGCAATCTACTTGATAACTCTTGTGATAAAGCCAATTGTTCAGATCTAGTATCTATAATGGATTTATAGTTGAATATCTGAGTATTTAGATTTGTGATGATGCTATCCTTAAATACAATTTTCTGCTCTAGCAATTTAACTTTATCTTGTGTAAGGAATAGTTCTTGTTTTGCCCCATCCCCTACTATAAGATCTTTAATTACTAGACGAGCTATTGGCTTTTCTAAGCGAATCAAAGTAATATCGGTAGCGGTTTGTGAAAAACTCTTTGAGCTCATCATCAGTATAGCTATCAACACTACTAACTTTTTCATTAACTTCATTTCTTAAGGTATTTATACTATTATCTTTTAAATCAAGTTCTTGATCCAATTTAGATATTTGTATGTTTAAGGTATCAATTTTCAAAGACAAATCATCGTTCACATCTTGGAGTGAATCGACCTTTTCATCTAGTTTTTCGATTTTTAAATTATATTCTTCAACGTAATCTTCTTTTTTATTGAAGAAAAATAAAATAAAAATACAAACTATTACTACAACTAATATATTAAAATATTTCACTTTTCTTTAGGGAATACAATAGCTTCTAGTTCTTTCTTAAGATCAGTTTTCTTTCTTAAGTCAGCTAACATTTTTTCTTTTTCAGCTCCTTCAGCTTCTTTATATTTTTTACCTAAAGATTTCATTTCTTTAGTTAATCTAGCTAACTCATCTTTTGCTTTAGCTATACCTTTAGTGGTTTTAGCAATATTTTTTAACTCAGATTTAGTTGGTCCTTTATCTTTATCTCCATCTTCATCTTCAACCTTATAATAATCATCCTTTACTTCTACATCCTCCTCATCCTTTTTAGCTTCTTTGATTTTTTTAGAACCCATAGCTATACTATTTACATTAGGATCAGATTTTAGCTTATTGATAGTAGCAGTATCTGTGGGGTCAATATCTAATACCTTATCAGACATTGCTGGATTTTTGTAGTCTATAGTAGTTTTTTGAGGGGCTTCAGATAACATTTTAACGATTTGCTCCTTAATGTATTCCTTAAGTTCTGATTTTTTCATGATGGTATTAATATTTATATTTTGTTATAAATATATTAGGGATTAATAACATTCAGAATCTGCTGTATTCGTTCCTCTGTTGAACCACTGATAGTGTGAGCAGATTTAAGTTTATAAGAATATGATTGCAATAAGTTTTGTATACTTACATCAATAAGATGTCTATATGTTGAATTAGTTTCACGCACACCATTATCCTCTATTGGTAATCCTTCAGAAGAAATATAAAATATGTAATCATATTCTCCCAAGAAACTAGATGCATATTGTTCGTATTTATCTTTATCTAAAACATTAATAGATTGAGCATTAGCTGTAAATGCCATAACATCTATAATAGTACGATCTGTAATTAGATTATCATGCATTAATTCAGCACAACGTTCCGCCAAAAACACTGTTTGACCTTTTAATGTAGAATCCGTATTTAATGGAATACCTAAATCTCTTAAATATTTTGAACGTTCAGTAGCAAATTTATATTTTTTAAATTGTGGGAGTTTTTGTAAAGCATTTACCAATGTAGTTTTTCCTACACTCATTGTTCCTGTCAATCCTATCTTCATATTCTTATTTGTTTAATAGCCAACTTGATGATTGAACTTTAGCTCCCAATCCATCAATTAATTCTATTTCATTATCAACGCAAACCTGTGTTTCTGGAATGGTATCATTGTTTTGATCACCCCCATTTGCAAATGCAAGTCTATATTCTCCCCCGTAAATGTCCGAAAGATATTTCAGGGTAGCACATTGTGTTTTGTCTTTATCTATAGAAATCATACAATTATCTACAATCCTTAAATTACGGATGATCATCAAACGTTCAAGTTCGTCTTGAAATTCTTTAGATCCCTTTAGTTCCCGTTGGTGATCAGAGTTAATAATCACAAATAGTTTGTGATTATAACCTTTTGCTCTGTGGAAAAGTTCAAGATGACCTTTATGGAGCGGGTTAAAATACCCGCTCACTATAACCATTTTTTTCATACGTTTAATTACGATAACCGTCTTCCAATTGGGACTTCATTGATGGATTTTTGTACCACGGCAAACCTTCTTGATCTCTATGAGCTTGCTCAAATTGTTCTTTAGTGTACTGGATTCCATGAATATAGTATTCGGCTCGTTTTGTATCGCCTTCAGGGATTAAAGCAGGACCGTCCCAGTTATGCAATTTACCATCTTTAATGTGAGCGATGGTACCATCAGCTTTCTTTAGTCTTTTAACTACGATTGGTTTTTTAGTATTGCTCATAATTCAATATTTTTATCAATGTTAAATATACGAACTCTATTTAGGAGTTCAAAATGTCTTCAGCAACATAAATCCCTTGTGCACCACTCACCGTTATACCTCTAGCAGATAATGCGTCTCCCACAAAGTGAACATTGGGGAACTCGGTCAAGGCTAGGTTAGTATAATCGACGAGCGGCTCAGGTGACAAATATTTTACTTCAGGAACATAAATGCCCCAGTCATGTTCAAGTGTTGGAAACACTTTTTTCATATCTTCAATAAAATCTTCAATATATTTAAAATATCCTTTAAATGCCGGCTTTATAATATTTTCTAATTCTCTAGAACTAAAGGCAACTGCAGATACTGTTTCGCCTTCAGAAGTTAAAGATGGACGTCTAGAAGGAGAATAGTATAAACCTGTTCCACTAGTATTTACATTAGATACTAAATTTCTAGACCATTCAAATGGATCTTCAATACCTGGAATTTCCATTAAAATGCCAAAATTGGTCATGTTGTTGCGGAATTCCTCGCCCTTCTTAGCGTGGCCGTTATAGCTCACATTTCCGTATGTTTCCTCTACTGCTACGTAAGCAGCGTTGTTATTTGTGCAGAATGAACGAAGCGAAACACCTGTGTCCTCAAACTTACGATACAATTTAAAATCGTAGGATATGTCAATTAGTTTTTGGAAGTGTTTTTGTGGTGCTTCAAATCGAACACCAATTTGTACTGGCTTTGGCTCATCTGGTAGATTGTATTGTTGAGCTAGTTCTTGAGCAAAATCAATACCTGATTTGCCTACTGCAAATATAAGTGTATCGTATTTTAAATCCGCATTGTGGGTATAAATTCTGTTATTGTTAAAGTCAATATCTTCAACTTGAGTTTCCCATTCAAATCTAACGCCTTTATCAACTAAATATTGATACCATGCTTTAGCAATTTCATGTAGGAAATTAGAACCAATATGCCATACAGGAAACATTCTCAAGCCAAAGTATGGTTTGATAAACTCGGGTTCCTCTTGTGGATCCGAACAAAAAATTTCTTCTGGTTTAGGGTGGAAACGTCTAAAGTTAGCAATTACTTGATCCATCAATTCCATTGCTTTATCCTCTCCACAATATTTTGATAATTGACCTCCAATAGCAGTGTGATAAGTTAGCTTACCATCACTCCATCCACCTGCTCCTAGCATACCTGTCATTACTTCTTCAGGTAAGCGGTTATGTGGATCACTTCCTTTGTCTATAATTGTGATTAATTCTCCAGGATATCCATTGTCTACTAATTTAGTTGCGGCATTAATTCCTGCTACTCCAGCTCCTACAATTACGATTTTATCTTGTTTCATGTTGCATTATAAATTATTTGTAAATATACGAAAAGAAGTGACGCAATCCAAGTTGAATTGCGCCACAGCTGTATAGTTTTTGTCTCTTTTGAGCGACCGGCTATGAATCGGTCTGTATGTTTATTTTAGCTATATATAAATTTAATAACATCATCAAGTTTATCTTTAGCTTTTGGATTAGTTTTGGCGTAATTCTTTAGTTTATCTACAATAAAATATCTTTTTACTACATCAGAATCAGCTGCATTTTTTACATTTTGAATGAGAGTTTTAGCCATTGGGTCATTGCTATCCATAGCTAAAAAGAAAGATGCGGGGTCAAATTTGTATTCTTCATCTGAAGGTAATTCATCCAAAGTTACAGTAGCTCCAAACTTGATATCTCCGTTAGGGAGTAATTCTACGTTAATGTCAGGATTACCTTCCAAAGTATCTTTGCCACCTACAGAAGCTAGATATTTTGATAGAGCGTTAAATTCATCAGCATTAGGGTATGCTTCTTCATCTCCATATTCTTCTTTCTCCCATACACCTTCAAAATATTCTCCTTCTTCCATTTCATCGCTTACACTAGCATCCCACATGCCAGATATATAATCTTCAAATTGTTCAATATTTTCGTTTAATTGTTCTTCAGTTATGATACCCGCTAATCTCTGCATTCTGCGGAATTGTTCATTTAAAATTTGCTTTGCCATTGTTTTGTTATTTTTAGCTATTTATAAACTCAATAGCAGCATCAAGTTTACCTTTAACTTCTGGATTAGCTTTAGCGTGATCTTTTAGTTTGTTTATAATAGTAGATCTTTTAGATAGATCAGAATCAGCTACTTTCTTTATGTTTTGGATAAAAGATTTTGCATTTGGATCTTTACTATCCATAGCTGAAAAGTAAGATGCAGCATTGAATTCGTTTTCTTCATTTAATTGTCCAGAAGCTAACTCTCTGATCATATCAAATAATTCAGACGCATCCATATCATCTTCTAGATCAACACCTAAAGTTCTTTCATTAATAGCATTAATTAACTCTTCAGCAGAAGAAACATTCATTTGAGAATTTAAATTGCTATAATCTTCTTCCTCAGCCTCAATATCGTCCAACATTTCTAATTCAGATTGGAGGAAATTAGCTTTGATAGTATCAAAGTTTTGGCTAACAAACTTAACCATCTCACTTGCTACATTTTCATTTAATTGCTCTTCGGTTATGATACCTGCTAGTTTTTGCATTCTGCGAAATTGTTCGCTTAAAATTTGCTTTGCCATTATTTTATTAGTTTATTTTACTGTTCCGCCTTTAGCTGTTTCTTTAAACTTAAAGGTTAAGATATACCAAAATCCATCTTGCTGACTAAAGCCATATATCATATTTGGATATTTTTCAAAAATTTGTTTTAATATTTCATTACCCAAATTATCAACATATTTCTTTATTTCTGGATTGTTAAACCAATTTCCTTTTGCTGATATTGCGCTTGAAGTGATGTTTTGTCCAAATTTCTCTGCTGCTTTATATGACCAATCATTACCCCCACCTACCATTACTTTAGCAACAGATTCTGCAGTTATTGCTACCAATACTCTTTCATCTGGTTGGTCTGTTACTATTATTTGGACTGCTTGATCTCCTTCTCCAATTTTTTTAGTTTTATCAGTTTCAATCTTACTTCTTAATTCAGGTCGAAATCCCTTACTCTTTAAAAAGGAATAAAGTTGTTTAGACATTTGTTTTAGTTCCAAAATATCCTCATTTAACTGTTCTTCAGTGATAAGACCAGCCAACACCTGCATTCTGCGAAATTGTTCGTTTAGGATTGCCATTATTTTGTTATTTGTATTTTTAAATTAGTATTGCCTTTAATTACTCTATGTATTTGGTATTCCGGTATAAATATACTATCTCCTTTTTGAAGCGCCAAGGGCAACTCATTATCTCTTTGAAGTTGCCAACCTTCTCCCTCTAATATTTCAATAGTACGATCTTCTTCATCTTGGTGCCAAACTAGCTCCATGGGATCTACTTCAGAACTAAATTCTCGTATAACTGAAGTTTGGGTAATTGGGGTGTTTGTGTATGGTTGCATTATTACTCTGCAATTTAATCATTTTCTTTTAAACCATAGGGAATTCCTATTATTCCGTGGACTGTTTTTCTAAACATTTTTTGGGACTCAACTTGAATAGCTTTCATAAGTAAATTTTGCAAAACTAAATTATCTTTTAGTAAAGCAATTTTACCATTATCGCCATTATGAAAAAAATAACTTAATTTAAGAATCATGTTATTATCTTCATCTATGTCTATTTTAACAGTTGGTATATCATCTAATGGGTTAGGATCAACTAATTTATTACTTTCTTTAGTATTAAAAATATAGTGATCTTTTCCTACTTTTTGTAATTCTTCTCTAACAAGTTGTTTTAGCTGGGATTTTTTCATGTTATTTTGTTTTAAACTATAGGTAGAAGTTAGTTATCTGTTAAAGGACCGCCAACAACCCAAGCATCGCATGTTCGAGCCGCAGCGCATTTGAATTTCAAAAACCGACAATACCCTAATTTTCCGGCATCAATTACATCAAATGGATCTTCTGTTCCACCATCACTGCCTATTCCTTTAGCAATGCAATCTAGTGTTTTGGTTGTAATGTCGAAAGCAGCACAATTGGCACATAGTGATTTTTTAGCTTCTTCGGCAGAATCTAACTTCCACATATCCACTTTGGCCTGCCAAAACTTTTCGTTTGGTTCGTTTGGATTTAGAGGTCCGTATCCATACTCGTTAATAGCTTTTTGTCTGTTCTCAAGATTAAGTGCTATATTTTGGGTTGGAGCAGGACATTCGTTTAGCTCTACCTCGTTTAATATGTCAAGTAGTTTCATTGTTTTTTATCTCGTATAAGTAATTCACCTAGTACCTCTAATCGACCTACCTCCCTCTGGAATTCAACAGCGGTCATATTCAATGAAATACTTTTTAATGTGCTATCAAATTCTTTTTTAGCTGCTTCTTCGTCAAATTTACCAGCAGTTGCTTTTTTGTAATATGGAGCCTTTACTTTAAAGTGATGCCATGTTAACAAAGCTAATCCACCTTTTTCCTCAGCTGTAGCTGCTATTTTAGCAGCACCTTCACCTCGTGTAGCAGCAAATTCTTCAAAGCTTTCTTTAGCTTCGGTTAGTAGTTGAAGTAGTTTTATCATGATTTTTTATTTTTTATAGGAGCATATCCGGAACCATAGGGTGCTGCTTTACCAGATTGTGGATCTGATGTTTCTTTTAATTTATTTAAACGTTGTGTTTTTGCTTTAGAAGATTCTTTGCGAGATTCAATATAGTCTAGAGCACGTTTTAAACGAGATTTTACCTCAGCATCTTTAGCTTTACCGTATGCAGCTCTAACACGTTGGTGTATTAAATTAATAATTTGTGACTGGCGAGCGTGAGATTTAGCTTTAAATGAATCTTTATTTAACGTATCAACTATGTCTTCCTTAGTTTTAAATTTAATAGATACAGTATCGCTTGGATTTTCGTCTGTGTATAGGCGACGACCCGATCCTTTAGGTTTTTTGCCAGTACCAATTTTAGGATCTGCTTCTTCTAAACCACCAGGTGTATTTAATTTTTTACCAGTTTTGGTATCAGTAGTATACCCACAAGTTCCTTCAATAATTTCTTGTAATATATCAAGTAGCTTTATCATTTGGTTTTGCCCCATGTTTTGCCTTTACCTGAATCTTTACATCTAGCAGCTGTTGGTCTACAAGATGGATATTTTGCTCGTTCTTCACCTTTTTGGCGTCCACAAGGTTTGTATCCTGTTATTTTTCCATCTTTACGAATAGGAGAATTACAATCTACCCAACCACCTGTTTTACCTGGGGCTCCTTGGCGTTTAAACCATTTACGGAGAGATTCATCTTCTTTCAGAATTTCTTTTAATTGTGAAGTATTTAATATTTTAACTTTCATACTCTTATTAGCAGCTAAACCAGCATATAATCTAGTTCTTCCACCAATAACATATAAAGTTCCATTAATATTAATTAACACAGGAGGTTCATAATTCCCTTTTACTACATTATCATAGTTTTGTACTGGGTTGTATCCTCTGTTTCTGTTTTCTTTTTCATCTCTTTTTTTCATGTAATCAGCATATTCTTGACGAGAATCTGGTGATTTACTAACACTGATCATATCTTTTATAAGAGATTCTTCTCCAGGTTTGTTATTAAAATTTTTGAGATTAGATATCTGAGAAGGAGATATGGTAGTTTCAGGAGTATTATCTATAATAGGAATTAGTCTATTTACTGATTCTTCATCATTTTTAAAACCTGCGTTGTTTATTACTTTAGATATGTTTAGGTCTTTTTGTCCTACCAATTCCCATGCTTCTTCATCACTTCCTTCTTTAATACCTTTCCATATTTTACCTTGACGGCATCGTACTACTGCTCCAGATTTGTAAGCGGAAGGTTTATCAAATTTGCGATCTGCTATGCGCAAGCATCTATCTCTTTTGGTTTTTTTTTCCAAAAGCATTTCTTTAACTAACGACTTTAATCGAGTTTCTAATACATTTACTTGACCTGCTCTAAAGAAATTTACAGCAGGTATTTTGCGTATTTTTTCGATTAAACTATTGATTTGAGTATCTTTATCAAATTCAGTGAATGGGAAAGTGTCAAATTTTAAGCTTAATATACCAACGTGGTTTGGATTGCTTGCCGCACTTTCTTCCTCGTTTTTAGGGGTAAATGTTACAATCGTTATTCCCTCAATTGAGCGAATATCTGAGATAAGATCTGCTTGGGGGGTGATTGTGGTATTTAAACCTGCTTCTCCGCTTATTTGATATGTTCTATTGTATGACATTTTACCAGAAAGTATTCATGTTTGCACCTAATCCTAAAGCTTGAGCGTATCTTGGTAGATTACAGCTCCAGTATCCTGCTTTTGTTCTATCTTTTTTGCTTGAACATCTATGACGGTCAGCAAATGCTTTTCGTATTTTTGAGTTCTTAAACTTTACTCTTAAATTTTGACCACCACCTGCGGCACCAAAAGATACTTTTTTAACGCGTTTGGTTTTGGGATCTTTTACGTAAACATAGAATTTTTTACTTCCACCACGCTTTGGTTTATTCAGTTGAACATCCTTGCCCTTAAATTCTGCTTCAGTTACTTCAGCTTCTTCTAGCATCGGTAGATCTAAAGGTACGCTTTCTCCTTCATATAGGCCAAATTCTCCTAAATGAGTTTTGATTAAATGCTCATCATCTTCACATAAATCAATGATGCCGCGAGAGTACATCTTGCGTGCTTCTTTAATTAGCGATAAATGTTTTTCTGAACCTATGCGATATACAGTTTCAAATAAAGGTATTTGTTTATCTATATGGTATTGTAGACCTTCGGATAGCAAAGATTTTACCTTGCCTTCTGTGAGTAAAGGTCCTGTTATTTTTGTTTCGCAAGTATTACATCCGCAGCTGCACATAATTTATTTCATTACATCATTATAAAGTATTTTTCTAGCATTAGCTGATATATTGCCCATTTTAGATGGTACAATCCTAAAATCTAGGCCTGTAGAAGTACCAACGTGTTGGGCAATATAGAACACAGGATCCATACCATCTATTTTAAGATCTTCTAGATTCTTATAGATATGAGAAGCTTGAACTGTGATAGTATCTCCACTTATGGAAAAATCACTTTCTTTCCATGTTCTACTTACTACAATTACTTTTGGAGTTTCAGGACCAAATACCCAGCCTTCAATATCATCCATTGGGAAATCAGGTACAATTACTTTTGTTACTCTATCACCGGTTGTTGGATCAAACATTAAATATTTACCCGAAGAATTTGGGTTTGGTTCTAGTGATAGTTTGGGAAGTTGTTTATCTATTCCTTTTTGGATAAATTTGTTAATAAAATTTTTATAGGTACTAGCTACTGAAGCCCATCTAAATCCTCCATCTTGTTTTAGAGAAATATTAGCTACTACTTTCCCAGTATCTGAACCAGGTTGGCCCGATAAGAATTGAGCATCTGATTTGTCACCTTTACTAGCACCAGCTTTAGAGGAATCTCTTACGTGAGTTACATTATTAGATACTTCAGTATGTTCGGGAGAGATGATTTTTATTGTCGCAGTTCCTTCAGCTTCTCCAATTAATCTATTTAACGTGTCAATAAACATTGCCTCGTTAGATTTGCCAGCTCCTCCAGGTTCACTTCGGCTTACAATTATATTTACTTCACCTAAATCCCCAGCTGTAAACTGGTACATATTAAAGGAATTACTAGGATTTGGGGATTGTTTTGGTGGAAATACCTTTATGTCTATATCGTCACCAAATGTATCTTTAAATGCTTGTATAAAAACACTTTCGGGTTGTTTACCCCTAGAACCAATACGGTTTGGTTTGCTTTTCATAGCAAACAAATCATATTGGGTTCCTACAGTATCTATAATTTTTTGTACTGCTTGGATTGATTCTTTTTTGTTGTTTATTTTATCTTCCTTTAGTTCTACTTCTACATCTAATTTTTCAAATAACGATTCTAATAACAAAACATCCTGACTATTGTTCATGTCAGGATATCCTTTGTCAAATTTGTATGCAAATTTTTTGAAGAATTTGTCAAATATATCCATTACCTGTATTTGGTGTTAAAGACTTTTACAGCTTCTTTAAATTGAGATCCTTCAACAAATTCAGGATTACTTTCTTTCATTTTAGCTACTATACCATCTAAAAATTTTACCATTCCATCTTTAGTAGTAAATTGCTTAAAATTTCCAGTTTGATCAGCTAAGTCTTTTAAAATAGCTGCCACGTTAGGAGGAATTTGACCTTCAACTTCATTTACTTTTTTTACGAGTCTATATTTCATCTTTTTTTCAGTTATACCAGTTACTGTTCTACCACTATATTCACTTTTTAAATAATCAACCATTTTAGCATTCATATTAAAATCCGATTCTAATGGTTTAGTATCGGATTCGGCTTCAATAGTATCAGCCATAATTTTAAGAAATCCATTTTCTACAGTATCATCTATAATAGCAGACATTTCATCGTCAATGTCTAATTTGTCTAGCCAGGTTTGAGTTTTTTTAGTATCAGGTTTTTCAAAAGCAGCTCTTAAAAACTCAAATGTAGTTTTAGCATTTGAAGCACCAGGAATAAGTCCTAATACTTGATCTAAAACAAATGATTTACCTTGAGAGACTATTTTTTCACCCTTTTGTTTTAATTTAATATTTCTGATTACTTTTTTTAAATCGCCGTACGTTTCCATAATTATGCTTCTGCTGGGGTTTCTTCTGGGGTTGGTTCTTCTGTGGGTGGTATTTCTTCTGCTCCCTCTACATCTGCTCCTGCTCCTGTTGCGGTTTTACCTCCGTAAGTCAAGATACGAGACACAGCTTTGGATGCCATTTCTTCTTCATCTAAGTTTAGTAGGTAGTATTTTTTACCTTCTACTTGAGCTATCCAACTTCTTGGATCATAGAATAGTACAAAATTTTCACCGTTTAAAAGATTTACTCGAAATGTTGAAGGACGAGGTGCTACCCAATCTACAGATTCTAGAAATTTATCAAAATCCGTGGTCATCAAATTTACAATAACAGCTTTAAGTTCAGGGAATTTAACCAACTCATCGTATGCTAAAGCAGCATCATCGGATTTGGCTTTTTCCTTGTATACTTGTTTTACAAGCAATTTTATTCTATCTCGTAATTCTGATGCTGTCATTATTTAGATAATTTAGCAGCTATTGCCATTTCATGTTTTTTTTCTTTAGATTTGCCTTGGAATTGCGAAGCATCACTTTTAGCAAAGTCTTCAATGTATTTCTTCATTGGTGTTTTTGCGGTAAGTTTTTCTCTAATTAACTCTTCAAGTTTTTTTAGTTTAGAGTTTGGATTTGGGATTAGGGAGATTTTTTCCACAGTAGGATCTGTAAATTCTCCTTTTTCACTTGGAGCTCTTTGAACTAAAGCTTGGGTTGGTTCATCACCTACTTTAGTTTTAATTAATTTCTTGATTACTTTTTCTATATTGTTGTGGGATATTTTATCTCCTACTTCAAATTCTATAGGTGATTTTTCTTCCATCATGGTGTCCATCATAGCATCGATTTGAGCTACTTTTTCTTCACCATCTAGATAATCAAAAGCACTATCTAACATAGCATTGGCTTTAATGATTTTTTTCTGCCACCACTGTGGAAAATCAACTTCACCACCCATTCTATCGTACTTATCTATTTTTTGATACAACATTTGTATCATTTTTCCTGCTCTAACTAGTTCAGATTTTAACATATGTGGCTCATCATCTTGATGTCCTACATCTAGGTCTTCTTCTAAACCACGTTCTTGACGGTATTTTTTTACATCCTCCTGGATTTCATCATCTGTAGGTGGGATTAGTGTATCATAATCTTCCATAGATAAGATACCTCTTTGTTTGCTTAAAGCAATAGTTTTGGTAGCTAATTCGTGTAAGTCCATGTCATCTGCTGCATCTTCTTTAGCATATTCTAGCATACGGATAAATAAAGGAACATCTAATGTTACAATATCGATTGCATCTTGTTGTTCTTCTTCTTTAACCATATTTTTTTTCTTCATTGCTCTTAAAGCTTCAAAGTCAGATGCTTCGATTTCCCCATTATCATTTACATCCAACTGTTTTTGTTTTGTAGTAAGAGCGGCTTCTATCATGCCTTTAAGATTTTCTAAATTCATGGTTTCTTGTTTCTTTTTTGCTTGCTTTATTGCTGTACCATACATAACTTTTTCTGCGTCCTTACCATATTTTTTAACCAATGAACGTTTGCTTTTAAGTAGACCCTTAAGAGAAATATCTCTTTGTTCTAGTTCATTTTCAGTAAGTTTACGCTCGTTAAGCATATTATCTTTCTACTACATGGGTTCTAGTAAAGAAAGTAATAGAGTTGCCAATTTGATCAGCTAATTTTTGATCGCCAACTGCCATGGCATTGTCATAAGCAATTTTTAAGCTATTTTGGATTTCTTGTTCTTCAGCTGATAAGCCTTGAGCAGGAGCTGCTTCAACGTCAACATCTACTTCAGCATCCATTTCTTCTTCTTCTGCTGGTGCTTCTTCTTCGTCTTTTTTAGCTTCATCAAGAGGCATGTCTTCCATATCTTCGAATTCTTCATTATCAAGCATGTCAAAGATATCTTGCATAGATAATTCATCCTCATCGTATTCAGGGCGAATGCCATAAAATTCCATTTTACGCCCCTCTCGTTCCTCTGCATCGTAATTCTCGTCTTCACTTAAAGTAGAAAGAATTTCTTCACGAATTTTGGCTTTAAGCTCAGACATTTTCATCTTAGCAGTCTTAGGAGCCTCTTGTGCTTCAGTGATTAGTTTTGTGGATTGAGTTTTTTCACCCTTGAATAATGGGTTATTTTTTAAATACTCAATATAGTTAAAATCGCTCATGGTTATATTTTATTTATAAATATTAAAAATTAGTCTTTGGATCCTTTAGGTTGTGGAGTTACTTCTTTATCCTTAGTAGATTCTTTTACTTGTTGTTCACCTAAATAATGTTTTAAGTAACGCTCTAAATTCCACTTATGGATGTCAAAATTATCTTTCATAATATTAGTGTATATGTTATAAATATGCAGAACTACCTTTTAAGCGATTCTAAATATTTAACCACTTCTTCTACGCTATTATTTACTAGTTCTACATTTATTTTACCTCTCCATTTTTCAACATCCCCGTCTTCGGAAACAAAAGAATTGTTGCTTTCGCTTAATTTTTCTTCAATCCACAATTTATATTCAATAATTTTATTCTCTATTTCATTGTTATGGATTCTGTTTTCGTATTCTTCCCACTTGCCTTCTTTTCTTAGGTTTGCCTCCATATCAATAACGCAGTTAAAACACATTTTATGTATGTTATAAAATGGTTTATCGTTACGATTTTTCATTACTTTGCTGCAAACTGGACATAACAAAGGCATTACATGGTATTTTTTAGCTTTATCAAATTTAGTTACATTTTGTTTAATACCACCTTTAATAGTCCAAGTTCTACCATCTATTTCCCATATATCTCCTTCAGTATGAAATTCTTCTTTTTTGGAAAATCCAACGCTTGAACGTGATTTTTCTCCATACTTACCTTGTACAAGATTACGAAGACGTTGTACATCTTTTTCTTTAAAGTCTTTCTTTAAAACTGATTCTTTACTCATAAACCTAATTGTTTTAATTGTTTAATGGTATTAGCAGTATTGGTATGAAGTATACCTATACCACCTGCTGCTTTCCATTGGTCTATATTTTTTTGTCTATCATCTATTAAAATAGAAGTTGGAGAAGCATATTCCTGTTTTTGAGAGGCATATTTTAAAATAAGCTTTACACCAGGTAATTCTCGCTTTACCCAAACTCTTTTACCTAATTTAGAGGATTCTTCGCGTGATGGGGCAGACAATAGTATTGGATTATATTTTTTAATATAGTCCCATAGTTGTTTTCCGTCTGACATCCATTGCAGCGTAATCCAAAATTTGGCTCCTGCTTTAGAAAGTGGATCCCAAAATGCTTCTACCCCGTTAGCATCTGCTTGTTGGCTAGTCATACCTGTTAATTCTTGGTATCCACGATCAAAATCAACTAATACACTATCCATATCACAGTATATTGTATATTCTGTTTCTTCTTCCCTTAAACGGGCTAATTCCATAGCGTATGCGTTTAAGCCAAATGGATCTTTAGATTTCTTTTCCCTTAAACTATCGGACCAATTTCTAAAAGTAATGTTACCTTCCTCGTATGCTTCTCTTTCAATACCTTCTAAATAATCATCCTCGTTTGTATTAGTAGTTTTAATATCTCCGGTTCCAATTCTACCCTCTAGATTTTGGATGTGGTGAATCATTTCATGAGAAAATGATCGTACTATATCTTTAGGATGGCGTCCTTCAGTATATAATACAATTTCCATAGTTTTGGGTTTGTAATACGCAGTTTTGCCTAAAAATTGTTTAGCATTTTCTGCATCTCCATGTTTGAATATTACTTTAGGTAAAGGAACAATATTCATCCCTTTATCTATCATATGTTGAGTTAGCTCTTTAATTTTTTGCTTTATATCTATGTGCTGTGAATATGAAGCATTTTCGTTTAAAGAGTTGGATTTAGGTATATTTAAATCCTTAGTATTAAAATAAGTTTTTAAATCAATACCTTTATTTTTAGCATCTTTTAAATCAATAGTTTCAGGAACTATACCTTCTTCCCATTCAGTTTCAGGAGTTGCTAAAACAACATCACTATCATTTAAAATAATAGCCTTTATTTCAGGTACATTTCCTATTTTAAAGGCACCTAAACGGTGATTACCATCCACAACTAAATATTTTCCAGGTAATAGTGGGTGTTTTAAAGCCACAACTGGGGAGAATGATTCTATACCTTTTTCTTTAACAGACTTTATCATTTTTTCAATATAAGATTTTTTTTCTGTATTGAAATAATTAAAATCTTTACCGGGTTCATTTCCAATGCTATCGCTAACTTTTAAAACTTTTACTTCTCCTTTTGGATTTTCAGCAATATCACTTCCTTGAAAATTTGGATATATAATAGTTTTATCAGAAGGTTGATCTAAATTTTCTTGCATTTTACCAGATACTATTTGGTATACTTCCTTTTTTTCTTCGGGTGTTAAAACACTAGGTAGAAAGGGTTCAAACTTTTCAAATGATACTTTAGAAGCATTTCTAGCAGCTGTACCTGATACTCCACCTTTAGTTATAATAGTTCTAGCCTCAATATTTGGGTAGTTGGTTATAGATTTGGTACGTGAACCAATATCTGTAAAATCTTGTTCATTGTCTTCTCTAGCACCTAAAATCCATAATATTTCTCTTGTGGGGTGATTTTTTGCAAAATCATATACTGCTTTAATTGGGGGTAAAGAACTAAGTTCTATTTTAACCTTAAATGGTAGATACTTGTTGTATATTTCCCAAATTAATAAAGATTCCTCTTGCGATACACCATCACGTTCTTTGGAACCTACAAAAATTATAAATTCATCTATTTCTGGGTTTTGCTTAAGTGCTTCTTGCACAACAGCAAAATGACCTGCTGTAGGGGGTTTAAATCCACCTGCATATAAGGCAGTGGTTTGTTTTTTTTCTTCCTCGGGTAAGAAGTTTTTAATTATTTCTTGTACTAATCTATTCATTTAGATAAGAATTGTTGTATTTTAGATTGTGCTTCTTCCTTAGAAACAGAATTGTTGATTATATTAGCTACCCCTTCGTCTTGCAGTAAAGTAGATACTTCTTGGCTTAATTGTTCTCTTGCTTTTTTAGCTCGAGCTTGCGCTTTAGGATTTTTTTCTTTAGTATCTTGTGGGGAAAATGGTTTAAGATATTTGTCTACAATAGATTCTAAATCTTTTAACTTTTCATCCTTTAAAGTATTAGATATAGATACAAAATTATTACCAAACATTGATTTGTAAATATTATAATTTTTAGTTACCTCCGCCCAAGTACGTAATACAATAGCTGGGGCTAGACTTCTGTCGGTACCTCCAGATTTCTCAAATCTATCTTGGTTTTGTTGCAATGCACGTTCTAAATCAGTATAAACGTATAACATAAATACTTCATACCCTGCATTTTCTAATTCGGATTTTAGCTCACTCGTTTGTTTAACAGATGAAGCTGTACCATCTAATATAAATGATTCTTGATTAGCTATAGCTTGTGGGATAGTTTCTTTCTTTAATTTAGAAGTTGCTTGAACCATTGCTTGGGCAGCTGCACTTCTGTCCTCAGGACCAAGAGATTTTAAATCTAAAGAAATATTAGCCTGTTTTAGTAAGTCTATAAAGGTATTATCTAGATTAAAGATTTTTAAACCACCTAAATCTAGACCCTTTAAAATAAATCCCTTCCCAGCTCCAGGAGCTCCAGCTAATATGATAGCTTTGGGGGTTCCTTGTACTTCTTTTAACAGCTGCATTAAACTAATCATAAAAAGTAGTTTATTATAAATATAACCTTTATTTAAAATTTGACGATATAAATATATGAAGGAACTTTCGTTCCTCCACATTTTATCCTATATTTCTTTTTATAGTTGTTACAAAACTTTCGCTAGCTGGTTTGTGTTTTGGATTTTCTAAACTAAATATTTTATATACTGATTTGAATATATCTAGGTTTTCCTCTTGTGTTCTTTCAGATTCGTGAATTTCCCAATTTTTACCTTTAATTTTATTGCCACTTTTATCTTCACCTCGTGAAGATGATTTGAGCCAAAGTATACCTACTCGATCAATTTTCTTTTCAAAACATTCTTCATAGCATTTAGCATAAACTGCTCCTTGCAAATCGTAGGTGGTTTGTAAATGGTTAGATGTTTTTAAATCTATAATCCATCTTTCACCCCCAAATTCACATACCAAATCACAAGTACCTGCTACTTTTAATTCATCTGAAAATAGATGAACTTCAGTTTCAATTAAAGTTGGTGTGTGTGTTTCCCAAAAATCTACAAAGCGCAAAACCATTTTCCAGATTTCAATATCCATTGTAGGGTATCCTTTAGAATCTAAATAATTAATTTCTTCACCATTTAGGTATGATTCTATAAGTTCGTGGGTTAATGTACCAGCTTCAGCAGATTTTTTCACAATATAATCCGCAGTATAACCATGTCGCTTCAACCATTCTTCAAAATGTTTACCTTTGGGGTAAGAATTTAGAATATATGTAATTGAAGGATAATATTCTCCATTACGTCTGTAGTATCTTGAATCTGGGAGGGTGATTTGTTTGTGATCCTTAGATACCTCTAGGATACGATTATATGATTTTTTGATCATAATGTTAGTTTTTTCTCCATTAAACCATAGTAGGTTAAAGGGATTGTGTTTTGGATTAATTTAGTAAAATTTCTGAAGCCAAGTTCAGATGGGTCTTTGCTGGTTAGTTCAACTAGATAAACTTCTTTACCTTCGTTTATTAACATTTCACAAAATTTTAATGCCTGTTTAATGGCGTCTTTATCTAAAGCTATATAAATTTTATCTATTGCTGATGTTACTATTCGTTTCATCAAATTAGGTTCAATGCTTTTACCTAATAAAGGAATAGCATTTCGTTTAATTGCAATAGCATCAAATAGTCCCTCACATAGTACTATTGGAAGATTCCAATTGATCAAATGTTCATTTGGGATTATGTCTCGACTAACGGAAGGATTTCTATATTTTACGTAGGGATTTTTTTCAAAGGAACGAGCTGTAAAGTAGTTTAAATTACCATCTTTATCATAAGTTGGCAATATAATCATGTTAGCATACAGTCCTTTAGAACAGTATCCAATATTATATTTTATAACATCGTGTTGACTAATATTACGTTTTTTTAGGTAGATTAGCGCGTGTTTAGCCATGATATCATTTGGATCAGGACACGCTAAGCTAATATATTCCTCAGGTAAAGACACGGTATTTACCGTTTGAGTATTTTTAATTGAGTAGGTAGAAGAGGACACTAAAGCCTTAACCTTAGATATGTTTTCAGGGGTGGTTTTACACTGCTTAAATAAAGTATAAATGCTATTTCCTCGCGTATCGCAAGACCAGCAATGCCATGGGTTTTTACCTTCTTTGTTTTCCGTTAAGTTAACCTCTAGTTTAGGTTTAACGTGATGACAAAAAGGACAATGGTAGGCATAGTTGTTTCGGGCTGTTGATTTGCCCACTCCTAAAACCGAGTTTACTAATGCTAATAGCAGTTGATTCACCATAACCCTTAATATAATATATGGGGTTTAGGAAGACAAAAAATCCTTGGAGAAAAATTTTCCTAAAATATTGTTGTTAAACCAGTCATTGGGGTGTTCCAAAACCTCGTATATGAATTGATATTTAACCTCAAAATACGTAAGCAATTTTTTATTATCAACTAATTTTAAAATAACTCGTTCAAACTCGTTGTGTTTACCTTCAGCTAGTAACTTTTTAATTTCTATTTCAGATCCATAATATGTTTTCCAATCTGATTCTTTAGTTACTATTTTGGTAGTAGATTTTCTACCTGGACCTGTTTGTGTAGCTATTTCCTTTTTTCCTAATTTAGTTTTTTTATTGTGGTAAAGTACTTTTTTACCAATATAGGATTTATTTGTAGGGGTATGTGTTACTATGTAAACAAAACCGTACGTGTTTTCTGGAAATTGAGAAATATCCTCAATTGTACTACCTTTATATAACCAATTCATATTTAATTATTTATCAAAGTTTACTAATATTGTAGTATCTGTAGTACGAGAGGTAGGTAATGGTTTAGCTAGTTTAGCTACTGCTAATAAATTATAAGAATTATCATATAAACCTACTGTTGTAACATAAGGTGCAAAGAAAGAACCTGTTGCAAAATCGTACAATTGTCCTTCACTACCTGAAATTAGGGATGGGTTTAGGGAATAATTAAATTCATCTGCTCCAATAGTACATTTATATTGTGTTTCATATAACGTATATGAACTTGAGAATGAACAAGTTACATTAGAACCGGTTACAAATGCTAATATAAAATCCGTGTGTAATGAAGGCATTATTTAATATATTTGTTATAAATATTTATCTAAATGATCTTTCCATAAAAATTTAGTTACGGGCGTATTATAATTATCTTGATAAAAATACAGTCCATCTTTAGGAGTTAGATAAATATATTCTTTACTATGCATAGCAATAATAATATCGCAAAATTCGCTAGATTGAAGGGATTGATTTAAAAAATTTAACATTAATTGGGCCGATTCTAAGCTAGGGATAAGACAAGGAGTTAAAGATAACATATAATAAGATCTATAAAAATGATCATTATAATCTGTTATGTACATATTGGGTTTAATTCCCCCACAATCATATAAACTTCCCCCTAAAAATATAAAAGTAGCTTCTTCAGGTATATCAATAACCTCAGGTATATTACTTATGGGTTTAATATCATCATCTAATGTTATAAATGGAAATATATCATTATTAATAGCTTGTTCCATTAATTTAATATGTCCTAAGGTTATTCGGTTTTGTCTTAAAGATGATTCGGCATTATTAAGAATTTGGGTATAAGGCACTCCCCAATTACTTAACATATTATCCATATTTATTTTTCTATCAGGATAACCTTCATAGTTAAGATAATAAAAATGAATATCTTTGAAATTTACAACCATATAATGGTATTATTACTTATATTAAATAATTTATCTCTATTTTCTAATAAATTTTTCTTGTGTTCATTTATATCTAAATCTGAGCGTCTAGTTTCACCTATTCCTCCCTTATCGCTTATATCAAATGCAAATTGTTCACAGGGAACAGTATAAGGAGGGTTATAATGAAAATATGTGTTAATATAACTTTCGTCATTTACTCCTGGTTCATATGGTATTTTTTTATCTTCTAGTTGCCACTCTCGAAGTGTAGTACAAAAATCAATTATTTTATCTTTTTTTCCACCAAAAAAGGCACCATAATGATAAGTATAGGGTAGAGGAGAATCATATGGCACATAAGCTTTGGATTGGGGGAATCTATCAAACCCTTTGCCATCAGATAAAAATGATCTATTTCCAAAATGTTCACCTCCAACTAAATCACCTAAAAACCATTCTTCAGTAAAATCCCTAGAAATATTAGTATCGGCATCAAAATAAAATAGATAATCACTTTTACAATTAGATAAACTAACTATATTTTTAAACTTTGAATTAGTACCATCTAACCAATTAGTATGAGAATCAAAATGATATTCTACATCAATATTATCAGATAGATATGGTTTAGGGTCTGTATCTGAAAAGAAATAGAATGTAATATTTTTATTTCCTTTATAATAATGAATAAATCTTTTTACAAACCTAATTCCTAAAACAAAATAAGCATTTGTTGCTATTACAACAATTCCTATATTAGACATGATTTTTCTGCAGTTTTTTGAACCCAATCCCAATAGTGCCAATTAGCTACATTCTTTCCAGGTTCTGGGGAATTATTATATGGTAATTCATTTATATATTTTGCTTTATAAAATAATCCAGATGAGTCATCAGTTACTCCTGCATTATGCATGATATTCATTTTATGGTAATCTGCTTCAGAAGAGGTAGACCAGCTAAATTCAAAATTAGAGTGAGTAATTGTATTTTTACCCATTAACCATCCTTTCCAAAGAACAGCCCACATATCAGAACACCATATTTGAAGTTCGTGGTATTGGGGATTTTCGGCTTTTTTTAGATTGTTTAGTTCAGTTATTTCTTTGAACATTTTATCGCATTTTACTTCTACCCAATTCCAGTATTCATATGATAAATCTTTCATTAAATATTGGGCTCCGATACAATTAAGCTCGTTATCTTTAATTACTTGTTTATCTATTTCCATTATAGAACACATTTGTTCTAGTACATCTTCACCTTTAGATGTAATATAATTATGTGAAATATACCATCTTACATCTGATCCATACCAGTTATCATCTTGCAACATTTCATCTGTAATCCATTCTTTGGGTGGTTTGGTAAAGATAATGTCACAATCGTGATAAAAGATTGCATCATCTTGTAGATATGGATGTTGTTGAAAGTGTTGTTTTAGGATATTAGGGCGAATAGAAGAGATATAGTGTTTATTTTCTCTTGTATCATCATAGAAAAAAAATCTTGCAGAATAGACACTAGCTAATTTTTTCCAATCCTCAGGAATAATGCCATCTATCTTCCAACACACAATATCTATATCGTTAGGATTTACACCCATAGATATAAAATTGTTTAACATAACTTCTATTTGCCATACATAATAGTTGTTAGCAGGTTGGGCGCAAACATAACGTAATTTTTTCATTTAATATAACTTTATTTTTATGATATTTTAATTAGTTATAACTACAATACCATGTTCATATATAATATTACCCACGTAATTGGAACCAGATTTTATTCTACCTTCACCATCATCATATAAAGTACCACTTACTGGGCTTATTATTTTGAAGGAGTTAGGTCTGATATAGTCACCAAATAATTTAGTAGGAATAGATACAACCCCTATACTTTCAGTTGGGAATGTTTTTTGTGGATTTAAAGTGGTAGTCTCAAAGTTATCATATAAAGTATTATATGTTTGAGATGAACCAGATGGAGGAGTAATAGTACCATCAGGATTAAAACTAGGAACTACAGCATTTGATACTTCGCCAAAACTACCTGAAATATAGTTAGTGTAATATAATTGTTTAGCTGAATTATATATTGTAACTTGGTATTCTTGGGTTACTTGGCCTGTAAGTGATTTATCGGTTAAAAAATTACTGTTTGTACCTAAAAATCTATCTATACCTACATTAGAGGCAGTTAAAGCACTTGCCCCCTCAAAGTAAAAGTTTTTACTTACCTTGAGAGGGGATATTATTACATCTTGGGAATTTAATGTTTTGAAAACAGCCATTCATCTTAGAAATCTAACTTTACTCTAACTAGTGCTTCTTTGGTAAAATTCTTTTGAAGTGGTCTTGATAATTTAGCTACAGCAAGTAATTCGTTAGCATCATTGTATAAACCTACAGTTGTAGGATAAACTTGGGGGCTATTAATAAAATATGGATAAATTACTTCGCCAGTTGATCCGGAAATGAAACTAGGATTAGTAGAATAGTTAAATTCAGCATTTCTAGATCTAACAAACACAAAATCTGAAGTAATTGTTTCTTCAGAATTTAATTCAAATGAACTACCACTAACTAAAGTTTTATACAATTTTAATACATTTTGACCATCTGTATTAGGGGTTAGGTTAGTATTTAATCCAAGACCACCAGCAGATCCGGTTGAATCTAATGCTATACCGTTTAATAAAATTACAGAAGTATCAGGAAAAAATAAACCATAAGATCCAGAAGATGGAGTAAATCCTGTTCCTCCTAAAGAAAAATTATAGGGTAAACCACTAGATCCACTTACTACTTGATATGCTCTTTGTGTCCCATAATAAAGAGGAAGATTACCATTTTGGGAATTATCCGTTAAAGATAGAGTAGTAGAACCATTTCTTAAAACAAGATTTAAAGAACCAGGTAATAATTTTTCTTTGTATCTTGCTCTAGATACATTTATTGCATAAAAATAACTACTAGTTACACTACCAAATAAAAATTGAGAATTTTCATCTTCTAACATTAAACTTCTATATTGCCCAAAAATAGTAGAAGAAGGAGATATTCCAGGAACTGATGCATTATAATACAAAGATCCACTTCCATATCTATTGCCATAGGCTATATCAAATTGTACTTCTGCACTTGGGTTAGTAGAGGCAGTTTGATAAATAGACAAATAATAATCTCCAGCTTGAGCAAATTGGGCAGTAGAATAATAAAATTCAGTTAATTCAGGGCTGTTACCTGACCATACCGTAGATGATACAGCATCAGCACTTACTAAAAAATCTTCGGGGTCAAATCGTTTAAATCCCATATCTTATATTAGGTTGTAGTTTTGTTAATTGTAACAGGAATTGTAATTCTAGCTCCACTATCTAATCCTACTACAGTTAAAGTAGTTCTTAGTTGAGAATTAGTTCCAAATAATGTGTTAACTGTTGTAGCTCTTAAATTAAGTTGAGTTCCAATAACAGTTTTAGATACGTTAGTGCCAATAGTAGAAGTAGAATTTTGATCAATAGCAGTTTGTGTATTAATACCTAATCCTTCAAATGAAGACATTAATCTAACGTCTGCAATTGTAGCTACATATCCACTAGTTTCAAATGTAGAAACGTTGTCTAAATAATTTAGAGTTTGTGGAGTAATAGAAAGAGATGCACCTTGTTTTAAAGTAATAGCATCATATCCTAGATTCAAGATAGGGAGTTTAGCAGTACCTCTAGGTAAAGTAGCTAACTTATATTTCATAATTTGCTGATCATCAGGGAATGCTTCAAGTAAAGGCATTCCTTCAATTGCTTCTCCATAAAAAGCAGATCCTGATGGGTGAGTAGGGTTATATAGAGTATAATCTATTTCATCATCAGAGAGAGCAAATTGTGTAATACGAAAAGAACCATCATTTCGAGCTAGGGCTTCTCTCCCTTTTTTAGTTAATATAGCATCAACTGTAATTACGGTATTATTTAAATATCCCATTTTATTTAAGTATATATTTTGTTATAAATATGTTTATATTATTCTTTTTTCAATAAGATCCTTAAGTACTAAATCAGGATTTTTATTAAATATCTCTATTCGATGTTCTGGTAAAAGAATACCTGGGGAAGATGATGGGCTAACTGGTTCTACTCCTACAAATCCATCTTCAGCTGAAAATGCTACTTCACCTTTTCCAGTAGATATTACACCATACGGCATTTGTTGATTTAAAATTATAAAGTTTTTATTTTCTTTATATCTTCTAACAACAAAAAAATCAAAATTAGAGGGTCGATTAACTATAATTTCACCATTAGATCCTGTATATTCAAATGGGGGAGAAATAACTACTCTTAATTTATCTTCAGGAAGTTCACTATTTACATTTGAGGGTGGTTTTATAGCATCTCTACCCTCAGTTGCTGTAATAGTATAAACATAATTTTCACTGTTTTCAAATCTAATTTCATCTCCAGGTTGTAATTCCCAATAATCTGTCACAGGATCAAATTCAATAAAATCTGGTTCTACAGTTAATGGAAAATCTGTACTTGCAGCTCCTACATATGGAAGATTAGCTTGAATAAAAGATTTACCATAAGTTTGATTTAGAATAGAAGATGACATATAAAGTACATCTGTTGTAGGATTTGTAGAATTTGGGTATCTTCTCCAGAAAGGACCTGATGCTTGGTTTTTAACTGCATTCTCAGATAATGGAGAAGTTACTGATAGTTTTAGGGTAGGTCTTGGAATAGGAAGATTAGCAAAAGTAGGGGTAAATGTTCTTTTCCATTTTAAATCACTTCTTCTTGATCCATTTTCTCCTATAAATAAAAATATATCTCGAGGGCGGGTATTTTTACCATCATCATTTTGTACATCTAAACTTCCATTACATTCTAAAAAGAATCCTGTACCTTGAACGACATTATTAAATTCAAATTCTACAGTCCAATCATATTTTACAGGTATTCCTCCCCAACCAAAATTTATACCACTACCATTTGTAAACCACCCTCCTGCTATTAAAGGTAAGGCATTTATTCTATCTTGACTATTGTTTGGGTTTCTACCAAGCAGATTTCTTATAATTAATTCTTCCAAATATAAGCTATCAGGAGTTAAATTTAAACTTGTTTTTGTTAATTCCCATTGTCTAGTAGATACCACTTCAGGTTCCTCTTCAATTACAAGTGGAGGGTATACTACAGGATTAGTACCTCCAGGATTTACAGTTATTACTAGTTTAACTCCATCTTTTTTAACTTTAAATCCTTTAGTAGTGTTTACATAATCTGATTTGTTACTTCCTGCGGAACTTGGTGGTTTTACATAAGGGGATAAAGTAACAGTCATTAAATTTTGATCATTAACTTTTTGTCTATCTTTATACCATTTAACCGAACTATCTAAATTTTCAGCATCACCACCTGTATATTTAGCAGGCATAGTTGAAGTAGTAAAAGTAAAACTACCTTTTATTATATAATTATCTGAAAGTATTTTTCCTGCTCCATTTCCTTCAATAGATTCAGTATCATTAGTTGGAAATACAATAGCATAAGATGGAAAGAAGCTACTAGTAGGAGTGGTTGTAGGTGTATTACTTTTAAAAGGAGTAATATTAATAGGTAACCAGTCTAATTCATTTAAACTACTTAAATCTACAGGGGTTTCAGCTGATGTAGCAACAGAAGCATCAGATTGAGTAGAAAAAATATCTATACCTAATTTAATAAAATCTTTATTTATATCTCCTAAAGCGGTATAAAATAAACTTCCAGATAGTGATATTTCACTAGCATAGCCTATACTAGAAGTTTGAGTGTATAAAATAGGGACAGGGTATTCTCCAACTCTAAATACAGGAGACATACCTTCATTTAATTTTAATAATTCTTTTCCTTGATCTATATTTGATACAGCAGTATTTACTCGAGTTGGAAGATTATCATAATCTTTTAATTGAAAAGTACCTTGTAGAATAGAAAAGTTTATGTTAGATACACTAGGATCTAATATATTCCCCCCTTCATCTATTAAATATTTAGTATAATATGCTACTTTATTATTTAATATTGGGTATGGATCTATAACTTTATTAAAGTATGCTATATAGGCATTATTTAATTCTACATTAGGAATTTTACCTAAAGATGGACCTTTTCCTTTATCTACAAGTTCTGGGGATTGTTCATCGTATACTACTTTATTAAGAGAATCAGATTTACCATTAGGATTATATTCATTAATTTTATCACGAGTAGTAGAACTACCAACATATCTAGAATGAACAAACCCTAGTTGTGTGTAATTAGATTGAGGAACTGCAGCTTTAGTAGCAGTAAAATTTATTAACTGATTAAAATTAATAGGTATAATTGCATTTACTGAGTAATCAACATCTTGCAGCCATTCATTAGTTCTAGGTTCAGTAGCATTATTTAGTAAAGGATCACAATCTGAGTCTATGCTAAATTGTGAATCAATATATGAAAATCCAGTTTCAGCACTTGAAGTATTAGCGGCAACTGCTATTGAAGTTTCGGGAGAAGAATCGTTTATAATAATAGAATTATATGTTCCTTTATCATTTGCATTTCCAATAATATATCTTTCTACTATAGCAGAATTAGTGGCTGTTGGGTATAAAAGGGATCCATTTTTATCTCTAGCTTGAAGCATTGAAAACTCAATCCATTCTGCTTTGTTTATAGTAGAACTAATGTTAGATCCAGTTTTGGGGGTATTTGATATTTTAATATATTGTACTTTTTCCCCATTATTCCACAACCATGCAGAACCACTTGGTGGAATATAAGCATCCGACACAAAAGTATCTTCAGGTACTCCTGTAACATCTTGTGTAGGAGTATATGAAGAAGAAGCATTAAAAACTATGGTACCAAAACCTCCTACACTAATTTTATGATAGGCCGAAGCGCTAAAATATGTAAAAGTTTTAGCGTTAGCAGATTGATTAACAATAGTATATTGTAGTAAACTCATTTATTTTTATTATAAATATTAAGGGCCGCATCCACTTTGACCTGATACTATTTGGAGTGAAGCATTAACTGTTTGTTGAGGAGAAGTTGTACCAGCTGCATTATCCCAAACCCAGAAATTACCAGATATTGGATCTACATATCTTTGATTAGTTAATGCAGGAGTAATTGTAGTATCAAATAAAGGATCTCCACCATTACATGGATTTAAAGTATAGTATAAAGTAGGAGCAATAGTAGTAGTAGTGGTTGTTGTTGTTGGGCCTGCAGTTGTAGTTGTTGTAGTTGTTGTGGTAGTTGGGGTAGGAATTGAACCTGATGTTATAGTATAGTCATCATCTGATCCACTAAAAAATTGTAATTGATATACATAAAAATTATTAGGGTTAATTTTTAAAGTAGAAGCACACGGATCATCAGCATTACCTAATCCCCTCTGTAGTTTAACATAAGGATCTGATCCACTAAATTCACCGTTATAAAATTCACGTTGATCATCTCTATCATAGGTTACTACACCTAATGTGGTAGAGAATGATTCATCCCAACTTTGAGTAACATTATGTATATTGTCTACTGTAGTTGGGTAAAATTCAGTACCATTAAATTGATCAAGAGTACCACCTGTACCCCCACTAAATCTGTAGATAGAGGAACCACTTATATATTCATATTGACCTGTATCTCCAGATCCTGTATCGTATCCCCTAGAGAAGGGTTTAATTAAACCTTCAAGCAATTCATTACTTGAAGTAACTTGTGCTGGTCTTACTCTATTTCTTTCTAGTATGTGTTGTTTTACTACTACACCTGCAGATAAACTTGTTCTAGCAGGAGTGAAATCCTTGATCATTCTGAATAGTGAATTATCAAAGAATTTAATTAAACGAATAAAATCAACAACATCATAGCTGTGAATATATTTTTCAAAGTATGCATTTCTTAATCTATCTAGATCTGGATAGTTAACAGCTGAGGATGATATTTGTCTAGGATCACCAATGTAATCACCTAGATTGAAATTACCTAATTGGGCAATTATATCATCATTAATTTGATCTTGTGGAGAAAATGCTACTTCTAGATAGTTAACATCTTCAGAAAAACTACCAGATACATCAGAAGCTTGTTGTATAGATCTTAATGGAGATAAAACATTGATGTCAGTATTAGAACCAGATACATTAGCTGCTAATATATTAGATCTAATTTGTATTTTATCAGTTACTCTATCTTTAATACCAGATATAAGTTGATTTTCATTTATTATCTCCTTATTGGTAACAAAATTACTACTGCTTAAATAAAAATTACTATTAGAAGCAAATGAAGAAGTTATGTAAATTGTTGAACCCGATACTTTAGGGTGAATTGATTGTCTACTACCTGTATTAGATAAAGTGCCTAAATCTGCTCTAAATATTAATTCATTAGGAGAAGAATTAATTCCATTTCCTTCACTTGAATATGGGTTTAAAACATAATCATAAAATACACTAGCACTTAAATTAGGGATATAATACCTAATTTCTTGTAATGAACCAGAGAATGGTAAATAGGTATTTGAACCATATGTTATACTACTAGAGTTAGGAAATCTTATAACAGTTCCATTATTATAGTTAGTAGCACTATATCCAGTAACACTACTCGAAGATGTAAATCCTAGTGTATTATTTATAGAATTAGCAACATGCAAACTAGCAGTAGTACCATTTTGAGTAGTCATTACAGACCACCATCCTTCGTTAAAGAATGGTAGGTATATACTAGCACTTATAGAAGGAGAAGAAGAATCAGGTATAAATTTTAAAGTACCATACTCATTATAGGGATCTGGAATTGATCCTGAATATGAGCCACTAATTAGTTTTGAGCCTGTGTATTCTAATACTAATGAAGAATTACCATTATCTATAGACCATAATGATTGGGAAACTCTAGTTGGCAATCCCCCTGCATTAAATCTAAATTGGATGGTATTTGGTCTGCCACTATCAAAGTTTGGATTTGGAACAAATGAAGATGAGAAATGATACTTTCCTTCAGTATTAAAAGCATAATTAAATTCACGTTGCTTTAAGTTTCTATCATCTAAAAAACCTATAATATTTCCACCAAATTCATTTATTCTTAATATTGTATCAGGGATACCATATGAGGTAACAAGTGCTCTTAAGCCCGCAATTGTACCTTTAGTTTTAAGTAAATATGGTAAATTATGGTATATTCTCTTATATAATCTTTTATTAGCATCATCTAATGGTATAACATCACTAGAGGCAGATATTAAAGTATCAATGTACTCATACCCACTAGGAGTAGGTAATGTTGAAGTTTGATTAGGATAAGGGAATAAACTACCTGAAGGAGTTATACCTAAAAAAGCAGTATATAAATCATTAATACTAAAATTATTAGCATATAATTTTACACCAAAATCTTTAATAGCATCTGCTACTAAATCTTTAGATATACCATAATCTAATCTATTATCTGCTGAAAATTTATTTGTTACATCTTTAGTATAAGTCCAAATATTATCAAAATGTTGACCAATCATATCTACAAATAGCAGATATTGATCATTATCAGGATCATCTCTTAAATATTCAGGTGTTGCCCAATATAACCAATCTTGATTATCTTGATCATAGTTTGAAGCAGATAATGCTAACCCACCATAATAAGGATTAGTAGTATTAGCACTACCTATCCAATTAAGAACCTGAGAACTTCCAGTAGAATATAAAGCATATGGGGGTTCTGAATTAGATTTAGGCCAAGAATATTGGGAACCACTATTATAGTATAAAAAATATTCGTAATTGTCAAAATTTTTAATTATATTTTGAATTGAAGCAGTTACAGTAGCTGTACTTGAAGTAGCAGCTATTAATTCTTGAGCTAAATTATTATACCCTTCAATTAAGCTAACTTTATAGTAAAAATTTTCTAGTCTAGTTTTAGCAGAAGAAAAATGAATAAATTCATTAAAATCTTCATAGTTAACATTAATCTTTAGTCCTTTTTCATTTAATAATGATTGAAGTTGATTATATGAACTTGTAATATTGCTTGATAATAGAGTATCAAGTGAAAATTCTTGGTTAGTAGAACCAACTTCTTCTTTAATATTTAAGTTAAAGTTTGGACCTGAAAGATATTGAAAGTCCTGTATTATAAATGGGGTAGTAGGAAATTGAACTTGATAAGCTTGGGAAGTAGATAACTGTTCTACTACCCAAACTTGAGACTTTAAATTAAACTCTGATGGTAATGGTTCGTATAATTTGATTAATATAGTAGGATCACTAGCAATACTATTATCTAATTGTATATTATTAGCTATAACTAAATTATTTGACCCAAAATTAAGATAAAAATCAACAAAATAGGGGGAAGAATTTCGATATTGAACAAATGCATTAGTTGAAGATACAATATCTTCATTTGAAATTGTAGTAGAATCTAATCTAATTTCAGTTCTATCTGAGCTTATGCTTGAAATGTAGTAAAGACTAGAAATTGAAGAGGCTAATCTTTTTCTATAAAAATTATAGGATATAAAATACACACCTTCATCAAATCCTAATCTTGATAGATCTTGATCAGGAGAAAGTAATACATTTCCATCTTTTATGGTATATGTTAATAATTCTTGTGTAGTACTAGGAAATATTAAATTTTGATTTTCGTCAAAAATAAAATATTCTATATAATCTATGGATTGAGAAAATACAGTATCTACCTCAAATTGAGCTATAATATTAGTATCTTGAACCGAATAATCTTGCAGCTCAAAAGTAATTGGATCTACAGGTGTTATTAATATTTGTTCTTCCATTTTTATGTAAGTGAACTAGTAATTTGTATCCCACTAGTAGCTTGAGCAATTTGAATTTGAGTATTTAAAAGTTCTTCTCTTAAATTAGCTATTTCATCTTGTAGTGCTCTAATTTCTTCGGAATTAGCTTCAAAATTTATATATTCACCACTTTGTTGAACTAAAAATTCATGAGAATTGGTTTCACCATTGGGTGGTATATCATAAAACAATTGATTATATAACTCAAAAAATTGTTCTACAGTAGGTTGGGATTGAAGGTCATCAGAAATAGTTGTAACTCCAAATTCTCTAAAACTAGTATCTATAGTTTTTGAATATTGGTTTTTATCAAATACACTTTTTTTAGTATCTATCTTTTGTTCCATTATCCATTAACTATTTTAAAGTAATAATTATCGTCTTTTATCATAGTACTACCACTTATAGTAGTTTGGATTAATATTTTATAATATCTTTCAGGTTCTAACCCATTCATATAAACATCAAAATAATTTCCTTTAATAGGATCACAACTTATTTTTGTAAATTTAGAATCAAAATCTATTACAAATTCATTAGTATCTAAATCTTTTATAGCATATAAAGAATCACTATTTAAAACTTTATTATTAGTATATACTGAAGTGGTTTGGAAAGTTCTAGTAGGAAATTCTTCTCTAACATTTATACCAAATCTATTTACACTATCTGTATAAAATATACCTGGGTTATTATCTAATGAAGCATAAAAATTACTAGTAGTAATAGGGGATAAACTTCCAGAATCATATATTTGATCATTCCATTTTATTTCTAAACATGGAGGATATATTGTATTAGTATCTATTGAATAGAATTGCATTATAGGTTGAACAGCATCACTAGTACTAAATTCAACAGCTTTTTCCCATTTAACTATAAATCCATTATTTTGTATATTAGTGTAACCCCCAATAGAATTTGAACTAGAATACCATACTTTTACAATATCAGATACATCTACATTTAAATCTTTAGTTGTTCTATAATCAAAACTTTGGGTAGGAGTTAACTTAGTATGATTAGGATCATTAGATCCAGTATACCATGTTCCACCTCCTACAAAACTCCCAGAATAAGATCCAGTTACATATGTTGGATAATTCCCACTATCCCAAAGTGCTCCATTTTCATATGTTCTATATCTCCAGCTTACACCATTAGTAGTAAAAGGAGAATCTAAATAAGTACCAGATCCATTATTCCAGGAAACAGACACAGGATATACTTCTAAATCTGTTTGTGCAACTACTCCTTGGGCAGTAGCTATAAAGCATTTTAAACTACTAGAAAAATTAGTACCTCCAACTTTGTTATCTATAACATCCTCAATTTCGGATTGATCAAATTGAACTAAAAATCTAAATACCTGTGGTACAGGATCGTAGTTAACGTTTAAATTTCCTATCTCAATAATAGAGTCAATCCCAGTATTCATAGTGGGATAAAAAGAATATATACTAGCGTCCTTTGAAGGAAATAATTTGTATACTGCCATTTTTTATATAGTTACTACTCTTCCTTTAATATCTGTATTTGGGTATTTTAATTCAAATATAGAAGGATCAAGTGAAGGGTATATAATACCTTTTTGTGTAGCTCCTGCTATATCATAAGCATATTGTGAATATCCAGAGGTTGTCCCTGCTTTATTTGTAATATTTACTTTATTTATAGTTTGAACACCTTCAATATTATCTAATAAAATATTTATATCTCTTAACACTATAGGTTGATTAATCTGCCAATTATTTATATTAAAATAATTTTGCAATGAAGAAATACATCTAAATATCACCTCATTACTATTATAATTAGGTAAAGTTATTATCTCAAAATCACATGCTATATTAATAACAAACGCATCTTTAATAGAAATTGTATCACCAATCATCCTATATTGATTAATATAGGTTTTTAAATTATTTTTTAATGTAGTAGAAGTATTTACTAAATTACCAGATGAATTGTAAGTTAAAACATATAAATCTAATGTAGTGTTAGCATCATTTGCTTTTGGTTTTTCTGTGTATGCTTTAGCTACTATTCCATATCTTGGAGACATACTTAAAGCTCTAACCAAATAATCATCAGCAGTTACATTTCGTAACTGGGTAGAGAAGTTTGATATAGAATTTTGTCTTATTTCTTCTATACTATCTCCATCTTGACCCCCACTAGCTGCTGATTCATTATTAGAGGCAACAGAATTAAATATATATTGTGCTGTAGTAGAGTTTAAGTTATTTTTTAAAAATCTAATAGTACCAGTATTAAGTGTAGTTAAATCATTAGCATTAACATTAGATCCAACTCCCCCACCTGTTAAGTATCTTACAGTTAAAGTAGTATTAGATGGAGCAATCCCATAAGTATTTGTAAATATAAAATTAGTAGGAGAATATGCAGTTGTTAATTTATTTTTTTCAAATGGTAAACCTAATCCTACATTTGAAGGATTAGGAATTACATTCTCATCATTATCATTTGGGTTACCAGATCCAAACTGTAATTGTAAAGTGGTAGGATTTAAAAATCTAGTTGTAAATCTACGTTGTACTTGTTTAGTTTGTAAAATGTAAGGAGTATTATCACTATTTTGGTAATTATTGGGATCATTTATATTAGTATTTTTTATACCATCAAACACCAATTCCTGTGCTAAATGATCAACTTCATACCATATATTACCGTCAGAATCCACGATATCTAATATACCAGCAATATCTGCCCCGTTAATAGTTACTGTGGAAAATTCCACAGGAGATCCAAATGAAAAACTAATAGTATTAATTGTCCCGGATGTTGCCTTACGAGTTTTTTTAAGTAGATAATAGGTAGGACTTCCACCAGATACTTGAGCTACACTGATTGTAGTAGGATCTAAGGAACTAGATATAGTAAAATCTATAGGATCTTCAATTATAAATTTAGTATTAGAAGATCTAGAAGATACTTGAGTATTTGTATCTACATAAAGAGCATAATCATAATCAGGTACTACATTTAACCCAACAGTTTTAGAAGGTATTAATTGATAAAAATCAATGTCTACTGTAGCTAATCCTGTTGTTTTAGGTTTATATCCAAACATATATGCTAATTCATATAAATTATTAGATTGTCTTGCATATTGTAAAAAGTTTTCCTGTATCTGGTTATCTAGATAAAATGATAAAACATCACCTACATAAGAGGCCATTTCCATAAACATTACCCCTGGGGAGGATGGAGTAAAGTCTGTATATGTGTTTGGGAAATAGGTTTGTGCGTAATTTAGAAGTTGGGATCTAAATTCGTTAAAATTTTTATTTATGTATTTTATATCTCTATTTACTGCCATTATGTAAATGTTAATTGTAATTTATCGTTTATTCCTGTATTACTAATGCTATACTTGATAATTATATTGATTGTGTTATAATCTTCTTGACTTAGAACTTCCACGGAATTTACAATAACGTTAGGAAAGTTATTTGTCAATTTTTGTTGAATATCTTCTTTTATAAAATCAAGATTACCATTATTAATCTGGTTGAAAATATATCTTCTTAATCCTGCTCCAAATGTTGGATTAGCAGGCCTTTCACCAGGATTAGTTAAAAAATAATTAATCAGGTTATTTTTAATAGCATCTTTAGTTGTATAGTTTAAAACAAAAACACCCGCTCCATTAAATGGAAGATCTACACCTATAGCAGTTCTAGGTTTTAAATCATTAGGGAATATCTGTTTTGCACCAAATGCCATTATTTTTTATTCATTAAACCCATGATCATATTCATTGGTACTTCTCCTTCAGGTAATCTACCATTTGGAGAAGCTGTGTCCATAGAACCATTTAATTGTAATGGCTTTCCTACTTGAGAAGTGTTAAATGAAGCTGCAGTTTCACCTAATATATTTCTATAGTTTTCTCTAAGTTGTTCTTTTGAAACTGTAGATGTAGATGGAGGAGAAGGTGGAAGATAATTAGCTGTAGGTGATGGATTGTAAATTTGGGTTTCTACAACAGGTTTAGGGGTACGAATAGCTTCAAGTAAAAGATCTTTTAGCTCTTCTTGTATCGCACCTTTTACTTCTTCTCTAATGATTTTTCTTAATATGTCTAATTTCATAATATTAGTATATGTTATAAATATGGTTTTAGAATGCTTTTAAATTATTTGATTGAATATAAAACGCTAGTTCGTTAATTAGTATTTGATCACTAGAACTGAATGATGGGTCTCCTTTAACTAGCACAATACCTTGTGAATTTTTACCAACTGCTTGTCTTCTTTTTAAATTTCCTACAGTATTTTGGTCCATAGCTTGTACTTCTAGAGTAAATCCATTTATGGTAGTTGGAGAGGATACTCCCTCTTCATTAGCTTCATTTGATAAATCTATTAATTCTTGAGATAAAGCTTCGGGTTGCACATTGAGTTCAGTAGCACATTCTTGAGTTAATTCATCTAATAATTTTAATAGAACTAATATTGTGGCAACGGCAGCTGTTAATAAAACTAAACCATTTACAATTTGTTTATTTAATTCAGTATTATCACTTTCTAATTCTGTTAATACTTGTTCTACTTCTTGTAATTTGGCAACCGCACTATATGGAACTCCTACTCCTATTGGAGCACCTAAAGGTAAAGGTAAATTTAAAATAATACTTTTATTAGACTTTAATAAGGCAGCTATAGCAGTAAGAGCTGCAGCTATAGCAGTATTTAAAGTAATTTGTTTAAATATTTGATTTAACTGTCTAACAACTCTATTTCGACGTTCAGTATTAGTATTTAGGGTAGAAGCTGAAGGGCATACTTTTTGGTTTTTTTCACTTAATTTAGTAATACCAAAAGCTAACAATAATTCAATAGCTAAAGGAAGTAATCGGGTTTGAATAATATTAATACTTTTTAATATTTGTTGTTTTCTAAAAACTAAAACTTTTTCTTTAGGAGCTAGGAGAACTTCTCTTGTAGTTTTATATATAGGATAATATTCACCTAAATATTCAGGGAGAGCATCACTTGCGGCTTGAGCTAAGCTTACTAAAGAAAAAATAGGCAAAACTTCTTTAACTTCCCTTTCTCCTGTTGATAAAGATTGTGGGAGAGGAAGATATGATTCTTTAGTATATAAAACATATGCTTCAATTAATAATTTGTTATTAAATGGAAGATAGGGTAAACGGTAGTTAATTTTAAAAGAACCTTTATTATCAGTATAAATATCTCTTTGTGTAATATTTCCTTCTTCATCTTTAATTCTTTCTCCAGAAATAGGAATAACTCCCCCAGTATTAGGATCTTTAATAGCTATTTGAACTTTAACTCCTTCTAAGGGTTGTTTTGTAAATTGATCAAATACTCTTCCTGAAGTAGTATATGCTTTAAATTTAGGAATGAATTGACCTAATGTTCCACCTCTTTCTTTTCTTTCTTCTGCTCGTTTTTCTCTTTCTTTTCTTCTTTCTTCTATCCTTTTTTCTCTTTCTTCACGATTTTTAGCTCTTTCGTCTTGACGAGCTGTTTTTCTTTCTTCTCGAGATAAAGTTGGTTTTTGGGTTGTATCATTTCCATTAACTCTAGATTGTGATTCTAGTGCTCTAGATTGTATTTCAGATTTAATTTGATTTTCGAGTGAACTCAAATCAATATCTTTACCTATCAGTTTTTTGCCTGCATCTGAAAAAAGAAATTCTTGAGCTAATTGTAATAATTGTTCTTCTCCCATTTAAATAGTTTTAGAAAATCTAGATAGATAATTTTTATCTTTTATAAGATTAATTATAGTTTTCAACTGAGAGGCAGCAGCAGGTGCTCCACCTTTTAATGCCGGTTCTGCAACTAAGGCATCGCAAAGTAAATTCATAGCTTCCAATAAAACCTTAAATTGTTTTATAAAGCTATCCCCTAAAAGTAGAGACTCCCCAGCATTAATTCCTCCCAATTTAATCAAATCTCCAGTTAAAGTAACATTTTTTCTAGTACTAATTCCTATATCTTCGTTAGCAGATAATGATATAACTTTTTGGGAAGATAAAAGAATACTATCAGTTGATGAGTTGAATAAAATTCTCCCTGAATTTAGTATTATTTGATTTTGATTATATGAAATAGGATATAATGGGATTTGGTCTGTAGAAATACCTGAATAGTTTTTGCTAGAAATATTTATAGGAATTCTTTGAGTAGAGGTGATATAAATAGAAGATAAATCATTGTTTATACTTTCTACTAAAGGTAACCATCCTTCCTCTGAAGAATTTATTGGTTGACCATTTCTTATTATAATAATGGGATCACCTTCATTTCCTATAGTAGACCAATTATTTTGATATAAACTGTTAGATTTAACAGTACTCCCTAATCTAATACTATTACCAAATCTTCCCTCAAATATATTATCTCCAGTAAAAGGTAAAATAGGGTGGATGTTAATTCGTTCAACAAATTTTCCTCCACTATTATTAGTAGAATTTAAATTTATTTCTGTAGAATTATCAGTTACTCTTCGTACATTCCCACTTTCTATAGATTTATAATCTTTTCTTTGAGCTTCAGGTATAGTACTACTATTTTGAGGATTAGGAAAAGCATTGTGATGGGGATGATTCCATAATGATATTACATTTAAATAATAAAAAACTTCATTATCAGTTAAATTATTTAATGAATCTGTATCTGGAAGGCTTATTAAAAATACAATTTCGTTTTTTAAAGGGAAGGTTTTAGTATTAGCTAATAAAGGTTTAGCTATACTTTTTTCTGCTCTTTCACCTTCAGGAGAGAGAATTAATTCATATTTTATAGTGCCAATCCCATTCCATTCCCCTAAATTTACAAAATCAGGGTGAGTTTCATCGAGTATAATATCAACTACACGGGCCGGAACAAGTTTATTATTTAAACTTTCAATTTGTTTGCTTATAGCACTAATTGAATTATCCGGTTTGTAGGGTTGATTTATTCCTGCAAATCCAAATTTACTGCCTATCATTTTTTATTCTTATCAGAATTAATTTTTTCTAATTCTTCCATTAATTGTTGTTTTTCTTCCTCGGTAATCCCCAACGATTCTTCACCACTACTACTATTCATCGCACGCTGTATGATAGTAGCCATTTTAATTAATTGTTCGTCGTTTTTAACGCCAATTTCTAAATATTCTTTAATGAGTGGAACAATTAAGGTAGCATCTCCTATATCACTAATAAGAGGCTTTAATTCAGCAATCAATCCTGATATTTGTTTTTCTTTTCTTTTCTGGTTATCGTATATTTCACCTAGTATATCCGAGAATTTTTTCTTCCCAAATACTACACTATCTAATGATCCCATAATATTTATTTTGTTATAAATATAGATATAAAAAAAACTTAAAATTTAGCGTATCCGTTTTCAAGATAAAAAACATAATTGGTTTTAAAAATATCGTATAGTTGATTAGATATTTTAGTTATTTTAGGGGTTTTAACATCAATTATTTCTCTGATGTAGATATAAAGTGCTTTTTTATTAAAAATCTCTAAATTTTCTCTATTTCTAAAAATTTCAAGTATTGCATCTGCTACTTGAGCATCATTCTTTTTAGGAAATAATTCAAATATATTTTTAGTGCAGTGTTCAACATACAAATCTAAATACTTATCTAGTTCGTTTTTAGAATTATCTTCTAAAGTATAAAAATGTGTAGTACCTTCTTTGTCTAATTCACCAATTTCCGTTTTATTTACTTTTTTATTATAATTTTTGGTATTATACAATATAAGCCATCTTTTAACAATAGTTCCAAAATAAGAATAAGCTTTAGCTCCTCTGGATGGGTCAAATAAATGGATTTTAGATAGAAGGAAAGTAATTATTTCATGTTGCAGATGTTCTAATTCCTCTACTTCGGTATGATAAAATTTAAAAGTATGAATTATATTTTGGGTTAATTTGAAAAAAGCATAGTGAATATGTCTTTCATATATTCTACTTCTTTCTTCAAAATCTTTTGAATTATTATATAATACAATATAATCTTCGGTTTCTTGAGTAAAATAGTTTTTACTCTTAGGTTTTCTTTTTTTTATCATAAAAAATTAGTTTTTGTACTGAGAGAGAATGTTTTGGATTTTTTTAAGTTCGTTGAAAAACCAACCAATTTCGTCATCAGATTTAAAAATTTCTTTTTCGTCTATCTCCTTTATTCTCTTTTCAGAATTTTTAATTATTTCTGAAATTGATGAGATATAGTTTTGTTGAGAGACAATTATATCTTCGGCTTTTTCGTTTTTGATTAGAAGGTTGATGGTCGTGTATCCTAAGACCACGACCATTATTCCTAAAATTATTATAGTTTCTATCATATTACAAATCGTCTAACATATTTTTTAAACCTACGCTAGATAAACTACCTAGAGCTTTGGTTTTTACATTAGTTTTAGTTTTATTATTCAATGTAAAACTCTTCTTTGACTCCTCCAAATTATCTTGTTTTTTTTCTTTAAATTTAGGCAACCATTCTTTTTCAAATTCTACTCTTGCAGCCAATAAGTCTGCCTGGTGTAGAATGTATGGTAGACAAGTTCTAGGTTTCTGTTCGGGCATAAAGTTCAATAAGTACTTTTTATTTCCTTCATCATATAATCCATCATGTGTCTGAATAGCTACCATCTCATTAAAGGTATATTGGATACCATGAGACTGAAGTAGGAATAATCCTCTATCTGGAACGGAGGAAAATGGAAGTTGATTATTAAACATGTAATCTTCTCCTAATTTATCTTTTCTCCATTGATCTGTCTGGGGGATATACGATTCATGATTTTCATCACCCATTTTGCCGAGGTCATGATTAATAGCGGAAAATACCAACTCTTCTACCGTAAAAGTTGACATATTTGCATCGAATTTCTCCCATACTAAATATAACTTGATAGCAGCTTGTACTACTCTATTAACATGTTCTACATACCCTCCAGGAAATGCATTGTGATATTCTTTTTTATGAGCAGCAGGCATCAAAATAAGCCTGTCTTCATATTTTTTATAGAACGCCAATAATTTTTCTTTTCTAGGAGAAGAAATATGTAAATCAATATTCTTCAAAAATTCATTCCAATTACCTTGGATTTGTTCAGCTGTTAGTTTCATAACCCTTTATATTAATTTAAAATTTATTTACTTCATTAGGCGATAAAGGTTCGGCCTCTATCATACTCTTTAAATCTTCAATAACATCTAATCCTTTTTCTATGTTTTGAAGATAAACTTCTACAGGTTCTTTAGTTTTAACAATACGTTGTAGATTGATTAAAGTAGATTCAAGATATTCTACTTTCTTTTGCATTAAGCTTCGATTTCTCATTTTTATTTTATTTATTTATATTTCCTTCCCCCCGGGTTCTATTCCCTTTCCTTCCCTTCTTCTCCCTTTCTCTCATTTCTTTAAATCCCGTGATATAAAGTTAATCAAGAGAGATGGGGGAATCAAGTCGTTTGTAAAGACTCTTCGATAAGTTTTTTTATTTTAAACAAGTGACTACATTTCTCGTATTCTTCTCTTTCTTCAAAAAAAGATATAGATGTATTTACATTTAACATTAAATCTTCAAAATCATAACATTTTAAAGCATCAATGTGCTGTTGATTCTCTACATTAATATCTTTAATATAAAAAAATGCTCTATTAAATGTTATAAATCTAGAAGAAGAATCTATATAATCCTTATCATAATTCAGATCAGCACTATCAAGAAATTTTTTAAATTTTATATTGAATATAGTATTATTTCTAATAATTTTATTAAACATTCCTATTTTAACATAAGGATTATCCATAAAGTTTTCATAAACTTCTATAGTATCCTCATTTTGAAATAGACTAAATATATTATCTTTAGGAATCATTTAAAAGATTGTCATATTTGCAATCATAAATACCATCAGGTATATTTTTCCCCAATTAATATAATAATATTTTTAGCTTCCTCCAAATCTACCTGGAAGAATTCTCTTTGATTACTTATTCTATATTCTTTTAAAGCAGTATGTACTTCATTTTCCATCAAACTCCCATCAAAACATCTAAAAGCCCATTCTACTTTAAAAGGTACTACTACTCCTGTAGAAGATGATATTTGTTTTGCTCTTAATTCTGGGGATAAATTAGTGTATCCTATTTTTAAAGCATCAGGAATAGTAGGATTAGAGAGGACATAAATCCATTGGTTACCTTCTCCTCTATTAATGTAAATATCATTTCTTTTAGATAAATAATAAGTAACTTTTTCCCAACCTCTACTAGCCATTTCAGGATTAGGATGTGGGCCTATAGTATAATATGAAGCTCTATGAATATTTCTATTTACAGTATCATCATCCAACGGGATGTATTTTTCGGCCTGTTCAAGAGTAATTTTTTTCATAAAATTTAAATAGAGGGGGGTTTAACCCCCCTTCTTTTTAATTAGCATACTCTAAAGCCTTAGAAAACATTCTTTTATTAAGATCCATATCTTGTTGGAAATTCTTAATTTTACGAGCACTTCTAGTTTTACCTTTCAAGGTAGAATACATGAAATTTCCTTCAAGAATATTTTCTTGGATTCGGTTAAATACCTTCCACAAATTATTTCCTTCATCTTCTTTTCTTTGAGGAGCTAATACTTGCTCAATTGAAACATAAGAAAAAGTATTTTCGGTATTTTCAACTCTAGTTTCGAGCAAATCCTTAGCTAGTGAAAGAATTTGTTCTTGTTCCAATTCAATACTAACCATTTTATTCATAGCCTCAACTGTTAAAGGAAGTGTTTCAACCATTTTTTTAATAGTATTTTCAAGTTCCTCAAAGTTATAACCCATATGGCGGATTTTAACATCAGCAAACTGGTCAGTGCAAGCCACTAATCCATTTTCACAAATCATTCTAAACAATCCCGCTGTGAAAGTAAATGCATTTTTACCATCATGTGAATTAGTCAATAGAATCTGTGGGAAAACTACATCACCATCTTCTCCATTAATAGAGATATCATTGTTTCTAAACACCACTAAGTGTTTTTGAAAGCCTACATTTTTACGGGCTCTAACCTGCTTAGCATCAACAACACCCCAACCCAATATTTCCATATCTCTGATTACTCTATCAGTTGGAATGTGTGAGTACTTTTCGGAGGTATTACCTGAACCGTGCTGTGTAAAGATTGAAGGAGCAATAGATCTAAGTTGCTCAACTGTTTTAAACTCGGAATTTTGTAGATTTAGCATAACTTTTATTTGTTTTTTATTGTTGTAACCATTAACAACACCGTAAATATACGACAGACCTCCTGTGGAGCCAAGCTACCTGTGGAGTACTTTTGAAAGCTTTTTAATAGCAATGCCAGCTTTACCACACCACTCCCTCTTATCCGTATATACAATATTTTCAAAAATAACTTGCCATCCGTAAAAAACATTATTATATTTAAATCAAAAAACATATAAACAAAAAACAGTTATGAATCCATTATTATTTATTTTAATTGTAGGATGGTCAATGTTAATATCCTTTACAGTTCCAAAATTTATTAAAAATGAAGAGCTAAAATACGGGGTAACACTAATGTTAAATTCAATGTCTTTAGGGGTATATCTTGGGGTAACTATTGGGGCTTTATTTTTTTAGCTATAAAAAATATTTTATGATACACGTAAAAAGTTTTCCACTACAAAACTATACACGGCAAGTAGAAAAAGCTGTTGTAATTTTTGGTTCCCCAACATGCTCAGCATGTAAAAAATTAACCGAAATTATTGTTCCGTTACTCGAACAAGTTCACACGGATGTAGAATTTATGTTTCTGGATGGTGATCGATTTGAAAGTACAGCTGACTATTACGATATTGAATATTACCCCACCTTGGTTTATTTTGTGGGGGGGAAAGAAAGAGAAAGAATCCAATCTACGAATATAAAAGAAATTGAATCGGCATTATTTAAATAAAAAAATTATGGAATTATTTGCATTAGGCGTTGTCATTGGGGGTTTAGTTACCCTGGGTATTTGTGTTTTTGAGTTATGGAAATCTAGAAAAAGTGCTTTTAAAGATGATGAGTATGAACGAACGTTGATTGAATATCATGCTTTGATTAAAGATTTAGATTCAAAATATTTGGATTTGTACGTGGAAATTGAACAAATGCGAACTATTCTTAAAAACAATGGTTTTGAAAAAGACGTGGATATCCCCTCTACCTTACGTACCTTGAATGAAAAGGTAGAAACCGTAAGATCAAATCAAGATTTTGATAGAAGAATACAAACCAAAGCTATTGGTAGCTTAGTTGATGATATGAATAGAGTTAAAAAATATGTAACACGTATTGCCTCTGGTAATGAATATTAATTTTTAGGTTTGTATATATTTTCCATGCCCAAAAAGGTTTTTTAAAAAAGAAGGTTGCCGCTTTATGTTTTTTTTCCAAAATGGGTAAAATGGAAAAAGGCCCCCTTTATGGGGGGGCCTATTTTTTGTTTAAGATATTTGTATATACTTGGTCGGGGTGGAAAGTTTTAGAAGTTATATTTGTACGCCTACAATCCTTTTTCCGGCACCCACGCATATATGGATACCTACGCGTATGGGCGTAACTACGTAATATATACGGCATACCGGCCAAGGCGTATACGCGCACGTACGGACACAGGTAGGGGGTACCCCATATGGAATACCCCAATTTAAGAACAACATGCATGTTGTTTCAAAAATTATGGTTATGTATGTTTATTTATGTCAATTCATTGGTATACTTTAATTCCGACACTGCGTGTCTAATGACACCCCTCAAATACCCAACCTCATAAGCCAATTTGAATGTTGGCTCATCAGCATTTTCATTACCATGCTTTTCAGCCTCCATAATACCATTTTCCATTAGGGTGATCAATCGATCAATGTTTTCGTTTTTATACTTTTTCATAACTTATTATTATATATTATTCTATTCTACGTTGAATACCATTTCTGATAAAGCCATTTTATAATTGGTTCTTTGACCCATCATATCATAGGTGTATAAACTAATATAACGTTTAGTTGTTTTTCCAATATTCATAGAACTTCCAAACAATTCTGCTCTACCAATAGACCAAGATATATTATCAGAATAGGTGAACTTATATAATGTATATTTTTCACCTTTATATGTGAATGGGGTTTTTTCTTCCAACCATCCAGCTTTCATTTTATTTACTACTTGAAACTCTACTCCATTAAATACGAACATAACCATTATTTTTATTATATTATCATATAACACCGTGTTATATAATCGTTAACCTAAATCAACACCGTAAATTTACGAACAGATCCTCGGGTCTCCAAGCGTTTCACATGAGGCTTTCAACAAATGGTTAATAATTTTTTTAAAAATTTAACAAAAAAATTTTAAATTTAAATTAAACTTTGCAAATTTAACAATTGGTATAAGTGAGCTTTCTTCTTATTTGCAATTTTTATATGTGTTTTTTGCAAATAGTGCAATTGGTGTATATATTTTAGAAGAGGTTTAGAATAGGTTGGCTAGCGATGTGAGTAGGTTAATATTTGCCTTCCCCTATCCCCAACACCACATCCACCCCGTTCCACATACTATACCATTACTTTTAGATTAATCGAAACTTCTACCATTCATACCCCCACTTATATTCCGTTGTCCACACTTGTGTTACCATATACCTAAATATTAGTTGTGTTGGATCTAAATGTCAGTTCCGTTATATCTAAATAGGAGTTTCGATGCACCGAAATTGTTAATTACACACCCTCATTAAACGCATCATATAGCTCCACCCAATTAACATTATCAATATCAATTCCATCATTCACCCGTATAATATAATTTTCCATTGTTTCATATAGGTGATTAGCATCTGTTGAACGAGTAGCTCGACGATACATTAGCTCATCATCCGTTATCCAATTGTAGGTATTCCACGTGTCCCAATTGCTCCATCCGTTATATGTTTCTATGTTGGCGGTAGTAAAATTATTCATATGCTGGATTGTTATTTATTTTTATTTTTATACACGATTATTCCTGAATAGTAACTCACGATTATCCCTACCATTATATCCCACATTGTTATATCACGTCCCGGGGAGCTAAATGCAATTATTACTCCCACACATAGTAGAATAGGGAGTATATTTAGAATGATTGTATTATATTGTCGTTTGTTCATAACCTTATTTTTGAATTACTTTAAGAAATGGTTTAAAATCAGTTTTATATTCATTACTTAGATTAGCCATATTAATCATAGTATCAATAAACGATTTTTTAGCAAATGTCATATCTGAACTACCAAATCCCTGATCTTCAGGCCAATCTTCAAAATCTGACATAACATCACTTAGTGCCACATATATAGCATCTGTTATTGTAACTTCTCTTCCACTCCACTTACTGGTAACTGGGAATGCTTTTTCGATAATATCGTATCCTTCAATTTCTCTAGCAGATAAAACTGAGGTTAAATTGAATGGTAATGCCATAACTTTTATTATTTATTTAAGGTTGAATTATTCATTACTGTATCTAAAATGATATTGTATGCATCTACTGTATCATATCCTTGTCTATCATAAAATGAAATAATGGCTCCTATACTATTACACTCGTTAATTTCATTTGTAGCACCCTTAAC